CTTCTCCGCCTCACTCTTGGTGTCGGCAGCGTTGGTCAGCACGTCAGCAATCGACTGTGCGAAGTTAATGCGGTCTTGCGCGGACTTGAACACAATATCCTGCCCTGCGGACGTTACCAGATCGCGCAGGTGGGTAATGTACTCGCGCACGGCCATATTCCGGTTGGCATTTGCCATCTGGTTATAGTGCGCCATAAGCTGGCTGTTGCCCTTGGCTTCCCGGTACGCATCCTTAAGCTGCTTGAACCACTCTACTTCGTGCGGACGCGGTGTGCCGTTGGCCTTGTGGTTGGCAATATCAGCCACCTTTTCGCGCAGCTTCGTAACGGATTCTTCCCACTTGGCGATGGAGTCCTTCAGCGCATTGATGCGTTCCGCCTTGGCGGTCTTCATCTCCAGCTTGGCTTCCTCGATCTTATCTTCCAGTTCCTGAATCTTGTCGCCCGCATTTTCACGTAGCGCATCCTGAGCCTGCATATCACGCAGTTCTTCCAGCGTGTTGACGCGATCCAGCTTGCCCAGCGGTACGCGCAGCAGGGTAGAGTAGGCCATAAGAGCGCTCAGAATGGGGCGCTGTTTCGGGTGGACTTCCAGATGGCTCATCAGGTTGGCGATGTGCTGGTTGGTACGTTCTACCAGTCGAGTAGCCTCAGCCGTTTGCCGCTGGCTGAACTTAACGTATTCGCCGATTTCTGGCATCAGCCGCTTGTACCAAGACGCCAAGTGGTTCAAAGACCCCCAAGCGATCATCTCCTTTACCGTGCCGCCATTAACGTCACGGGTGGAGGTCAGGGAGTCTAACCATTTCCGAACTGACCCCCATAGGCTGCTCATGGCGGTAGACAATGCGGGAATCTGCTGCACGGTGCCAGCAGTATTGGCAGTCATGTAGCTAACGCCTGTCCGGCCTTGATCAGCCTTATCGATGCCCTTGGCAAGCACTTGCGGGATACTGACGATCTCGGCCAGCACGGACACACGATCTGCGGTAATGGGGATACGGAGGATAGCGGCAATCGTCTCGATCAGCGACCGCCATGCCGACTTCTTGGCAATGGGGGCTTCGATATTAGCCAGCGCATTCTGGAACGCGGCGTTGGACATGGCCTCAGCGATAAACTCACGCACGTCCTTACCGGCATAGGCGGCAGGGAATGCTGCTGCCAGTTGGCTCTTGGTAAGGTCTTTGAGCCGTTGCAGGCGTGCAAGTGCGCTCTGCTGGCTATCTGTCAGCAGATGAGGGTTGCGAATGGCGTAGTCCAGCGCTGCATGGGTAATTTCATGTGCGATGGCGTGCATACTGCCAGAACTGCCTTCGCTGATGTAGATCGTATTCTCTGCGCCAACGTACGCCCCCAGCGCTGCCGTATTCTTCGGGAAGCGCTTAAGCATCTCCTCCTTCGTCAGCATCACCAGCTTAACGTCAGGATTGATCAGGCTTGCTACGCGTGCGATCTCGCGCACGATAGGGTTGGTGCGGGTAGCAACACCGGTCAGCAGATCGTAGACGGCCTTCATATCACCTGCGGCAATGGCGTCCTTAAGGTCAGCAATATCCTGCTTATCCGCAAGCGTCTTACGCATGGGCTCATAGCCCTTGGGCGACTTGTCTACTTCGATCTCATCATCTTCGGCTTCACCTGCCTGATCTTCCATGCTTTGCTCAGCGGCCTTACGAGTCTTTCCGGACGGCAGAGCGCGGCCTTCCGTCACCATAAAGGCGCGGGCCTTCTCGTTCCATATCCGGACAGACTCGCTATCAGTCAGGTCTACCTCCCCGATGGCGTCTACGATCTTGCGTACGGGGACTCCCGACTTGGCTACCTGCTTCAGCAGCCTCTCATGCGCTGACAGCAGCGATTGGGTAGGCGGAGTCTTCGGCTTGGTTTCTACCTGCACGGGAGCGGGCTCGGCCTGCGCGGACGCAGCTTCGGCCTTGGCCTGCTTAGCCTCCTTGGCTACCTGTGCTTTGGTCTTCGGCTTGGTTTCTTTAGCTACTTGCTCTTTGGTTTTGGCGGGCGCAACATTCCCAGCTTCTTGGGCAGGGGCTTGTTCTTGGGCGTTTCCGCTTGCCACTCCTTCGCCAGTTCCGGCTTGTTGGCGTACATCCACTTGCGCTGCTGCTGGCTTTTGAACGGCATTCTTCTTCCCCTTTACAGGTTTGGCGGCAGGGGCAGGCTCTGCGGCAGCCTGCGCCCGCTCTTGAACTACCATTTCGTAATCCCGCATGTCTGTGGCAAAGTCAGTCTTGCCACGACGTAGCGCATCCATAAACTGCGGAGCGTTGAGTTCTACGAACGCAGCGGGGCCTTCCGGGTGCGCGATAGCTGCTTCCCGGTTAGCTGCATACCACTGCTTAGCCGTTTTGACCTGCTCTGCCTTATTAGCGGCAGGCCGTCCACCCAACGGAATAACAGGAGCGGTGCGGACAGGGCGCGACTCAGGGATAATGATCTGCCCCGTCGGCTGTTGTAGCGGCGGAAGTTCCGTCGATCTCTGGGCCACCTGTACGAAGCCGGGGCCCTGCTCAAACACGGGTACAGTGGCCGGAATAGCTGCTGGAAACTCTACTTGCGGTGCGTTGAAGTCCAACCGCCGTTGCATCGGAGAAACAGGCTGAGCAGGGGCTTCTACGGCAGTCTCTGCCGCAGGGGCTGCTACTTCCCCGCTGGGGGCAAGCGCAAAATTGGGGCGCTCAGGGGTAAGGGAATACCCGGCATCCGTCGGGGCCAGCGCCATACCGCTCGGAGGCTGTACTGTAGCGGCAGCCTCTTGGGCCGCTTGCAGTTGCGCTGTCAGATACTGATTGTACGCGCTCAGGGCAACCTTCATGGCTTGCGGGCTGGGCGTTTCCGACAGTAAATCGGCCTGCACGTCCTCTGGCAATGTCCGCAGGAAGTCGCCCATACCTATGGCATCAGGTATCGCGTCTCCCATCTGCTGCTTCATAGCTACATACTCGTAGGACAGGTCGCTACGAGTTTTTTCCAGCTCCGCCAGCTCAGCCCTATCAATAGCTGCCGCATCTGCTTTTTCCACGGCAGCGGTCTGGTCAGGAGTAAGGGTGCGATCAGGCAACGCCCGAATCGGATTGGGTAGCCCCAGCGGCATACCTGCTGCTTCAGGGGCTTCAGGGGCTTCCGGAGCTTCCGGAGGTGCGGGCGGGGTGATCCCCGGAGTACGCGGAGCGGGCGGAGATACAAGCCCTGCAAATCCGCCACCCACACCACCAAGCAGGCCACCAGCCAGCGCACCTTCAAGTGCCGCATCAATAGCACCATCCAGCACCTTGGTAGCCGGATCAATGTACATAGCCCGCGAGGGATTGGTAAGAATCTGCTCAGCGCCAGACTGTACGAATTCTTGGCCGGACTCACGAATCATGCCCTTGAAGGCTTCGGTGAGCATCTTGGCTCCCGCCACACGGGGGCCAAACAGTGCAGGCAGTACGCCAGCCCCAGCAACAGCAGAGCCGAACAATGTACCTGCGGCAGATAGCGTAGACGCCTGCTCTGCGCGGGCTTCGTACAACCTACGAGCTTTTACGGGGTCGCCCTGCGCGTCAGCCAAGGCCTTCTGATACCCCTCGGTATCCTGAATCTGCTCAGTGCTAAGCGCCTGAAGCTGGTGGCCTACATCGGCAGGCGTCTGTACAGCGGTGACCGCTGCTTCCCCTACCCCGTAAGTAGCCAGATCGCGCAGGCGCTCTGCGGTCTTCGCCCCTACACCAGTGGCTGTAGCGATACCTTCGGCTGTAGGGGCTACCTTGGCGAGCGTGTTACCCAGCATACCTGCCGGGATCATGGACGGTGCGGACTCGGCAGCGCCGTATGCAGCCTTGCGAAGTAGGTTACCTTCGTCCCATGCCTCACCGACAGTCTGGCCGCGAACCTGCTGCGCTTTCGGGGACAGGTACTTTTCCGTGGTGTCCGCGCCACGATACATGGCTTCGCGGAAGGAACCACCCAGATCACTCAGAAACTGGTTGCCAGTGACATCCCCAACCATCTTGGTCGGTGTGCCAAGCCCTGCGCCCATGAGCTTCCATGCGCCCATGAACCCCAGACGAGGATAATCCCCGATGCTAGACTCTAATTCCGTAGAAACGGGGGCCGTAGCCCCCATAGACATAATTTCTTCGTCGGATTTGCCTGCTGCAATCGCCGCTAGAATCTGCTCATCGGTTAGTGCCATCTGGTGCCCTTATTATCTGCCGCGCAGTTGCTGGATACGTGCAAGCTCCGCCAGTTGGTCCTTAGTATACACCTGCGGAACCCCGCCTTGGTTTTTGTTGGTCATGGTAAGCGTGCCAGTCAACTCATCCAAATTGGTCGTAAAAACATCATTTTTCGCGGTTCCGCTCATAGAGGCAAGCATCTCGTTAAGCCGGTCAAAGGGGAGATTGCCGTTCAACGCTTCCTGAATAAGCAACGTCTTGTACTGCTGTTGCTGCGCCTCCGGAGCCTTTTGCAGAAGCTCGGCCTGTTTTGCCTGTAACGTAGCATCAGAAGCGATCCGCTGTTTCTGCAAATCGCCCTGCGTCTTGATGCCCTCTTGCTCGATATCGCCTTCGTTAGCCATCTCCTGTATTTCCATGCCGTACTGTCCCTTCATACGAGCGGCATCTACGTTCCCTTGTGCCTGTGCCTTGTGCTGCTCCAGCATACCGCCGGGGCCTGCCTGCTTCATCAGGTTATTGAGGGACTGTGCGGACGCTTGCCAGCGCGGAATATCGCCAATACCAGACGGGCCATTCTTGTAGTCCCGCTGCATGGTATCAATCGTGTCCAGCATATCGGAACGCAGGCGCATATTCTGCATGTTATCAAGCTGATTCTGGTACACGTTACCGCCGATGCCAGCATCGGGGATTCCAGTAGGGGCGAGACTCGTCAGTTTGCGGTTGCCTTGGTCATCATAGGTAACATCGTACCCGTTCTCGGAAGCCAGTGCGTCAGACTCGCGGCGGCGTCGCGCGGCCAACTCCATATTGGCCCCCTTGTCGATTGCCATATCGGAACGCTGCTGCTCCGTATACGGAGTAGTATCGCGTGCCGCCGCAATAACCAGATTACCATTTGCTGCTGACGGTGTGGCGGCGGAAGCCGCAGGGGGGGTCATACCGGCTGGCTTAGTAGCTTGGATGGGTGCGGCAGGCGGTAAGACCGGCTTGGGCGGCTGGGCATTCTTATGAATGAGCTTACTAAAATCCGCAGTCTGCCCGGTCGGGGAATACCAACCGCCACGCGGAGTTGGCATAAGCATTTGTTCAAGATATCCGGCCATAGTTTCTTACCCCTGTACAGTGGTCACGTTGCCAATGTTGGCAAGCGACTGGTTAGCATTGATGGCGGAGGAGGCGATCTGGGCAACGGCTTCCGCAGCCTTCGTAGCTGCTGCCACGCGAGACTGTGTGTTGCTGTTCACCAGATTAACGAACGCTTCGTTGTTCCGCATCTGCATTTCGGAATTGAATTTGTCGGCGTCAAGCAGATAGCCGTACTTGGCTACCAGTGCGCGAACGTAGTCGGATGCGGAGTCCCACATCCAGCGGTTGGCTTCGGCTTTCGCCTTTGCCATATCTGCGGCAGCGGTAGGGAGCGCCATCCATGCACGAATGTAATCGCCCAGCGCAGCAGCGATGCCAAGGCGCAGCTTGGTCATTTCTTGGATAGCTACCTTGGTCATCTCGACCGAGATTTCCGTGTTCTTGATCGCCAGCTCGCGGTTGATGGTCGCCGACTGATCGCTTGCCTTGGCGCGGGCTTGCATCTGACGTGCCAGAAGTGCGCCGGGCGGCATGGAGTAGCCCATAGCAGCAAACGCCGACATGGCTTCAGCCTCAAGCTGGATAGCGTCGTTGATCTCACGCCCACGGGCGCGATCCCAGATTTGCGTCTCGACTGCGGCAGGGATACCAATGTATCCGTCATTCACCACAGCACACAGCCACGCATCTTCGGACGGCTGAATGCACGGGTCAAGCACAGGGAAGTATGTATCCATCCAGTCAGTCATCATCCCCCTGATCCAGTCTTCCAGATCGCCCCAAATATCATCAAGGTCGGACTGGTATTGGTACACCAAATCCTTGTTGGGGTTGAACGGGGGGATGGGAAAGTCAACAGCCCGAACTTCGTCCGGGCCGGTGATGGTGGTGACGTTTACCGCATTAGTTTGCGCCTCTTTAGCGAGCGCCTGCGCCAGTTCGCTGTTCTCGTTAGCGACTGTCTGGTTGTTGTTGATTACCGCAGTTACTTGGGCTTCAGCACTCATGGCGCAGCTCCGCTAAATGTTGCCTAACAGTATATCACTACACACGGCGCGTCAACATGACTGGGAACCACTCCACAGCCTCGATTTCAAAGTCCGATCCTGCCACGTTAGTAATCTCAAACTGCCAGTAGCGCGACTTCACGCCACGGCCAAGGTCGATCTTGGCTTCGCGCACGGTGGTGTTGTTCACGTCCAGCAGATACGTACGGCGCTCGTTCTCGTTAGCGATGGTCGTCAGGTACATCTGGCCGTCCGTGGACAGCCCCAAGTACGCCTTCAACATGCGCTTCATCACGCTATCGCCAAAGTCATCACGACCAGTCAGCACGGCAGCGTTAATGTCATCGCCGTCATCCGTGCCACCGGTAAGTTCGTAGATGCCGTCTTCCGTAGCGCCAAGCTGTACGCCCTGCACGTCAGTGAACGAATTGAACGGGTACTGCACGTACCGCGATACGGCGTGCGTGTTGGCATTCATCACCCAGCCGGTGTACTGCTCGCCACTGATAATGGCCCCGATACCGATGATGAACCCGTCGTTGATGGCACTAATCATGAGCTGCGTCATGGATTGTACGCCATCGAATGTAACGGTATCCGTTACGACCCCAAGGGCTTCGCGCAGGGCGATAACCGATTCACTCATCGTAATGGTCTGCGCCACCAAGTTCTCGTAGCTGGAACCACCAGCCGACAGGTCGGACATGGTTACGGAGTCGGTTACGACGATCACCAGCGGTACAGTATCGATCTGGCTTGCAGTGAGCGAGATGCCTTCCGTCATCACCGTGCTATCGATAAGCTGGTAGGTCTGGCTAATGCTCACACCATCAGATAGCGAGTTCTGCTTAACCCCGACAGCTTCCCATGCCAGATCAAACCATGCGCCGTAGCCAGCACCTGCGTAATAGTGCGCCGCGATGCGCTCCGCCGATAGGACTTTGTTGTAGAACGCCATATTGCCGTAATACCCGATGGCCCCAAGCTGGGACGACGTAGCCGGAATGTACGACCCCATGTATATCGCATCTGCGGTGGTCATCGTCGGCGTGAAGTACGCGCTGTCGTATGTCTGCGAGTACCCCCGTTGCTGCCCGTCAATGAATATCTTTAACTCTTTAGTCACTGTGCTAAACGTGGTGACAATATGATGCGCCTGCCCATCTAGTACATTAACCGCTCTAAGCGGGTATGTAGAATAGTAATTTGGGTCCGTGGCTTCCGCGTCCTGTACAGGGTCAACGAATGTGGCATCTGAATAGTTGCCTGCCGCCAAGTTCCAATTTGAAGGCCCGCCCGTGACGGCGGTGACTGCTGTTACGTTTCCGGAAGTACCATCTACCGCCCCCCAAATATTTGTTTGGACTGCCCCGTTAGCTTGTACAAATAAAGCCCAGCTAGACGTGGATAGCGTAGCGTTTCGTCTTGCCATTAAATACTGCGCTTGCCTGTGGATTGTATTACTGCCGCCATACGTATTGCGAATGTCGTTAGTGGCCTTGAACCAGCACTCGGCTGTAAACGCAGTAACGTCCCACGCTGCGTTATCAGCAGCGGCTAGATACCCTCCAGACCCTTCCCGTGAGGTGTTCCAGTACCTAGTGGGGGAGAGGCCATTATTGCTGAAATAGACGCTTTTGTCCCCAGACTGTGTAGCTATAAGGCTGGCTCTGTTAAGCAGAATGCCGACGTTCGCCGCGTTTGTAGCGGATATGGTCAGCTTTGTGGTGCCTGTGTAGTACCCGGTATCGTACGTGCCATTGACATTTACGGAGCCAGTCCAACCATTGGCGAAAGCGTAGTTTGTCTCGGTGACAGACCCCGGCGTACCGCCAGTGGTCTGCACCATCTTGTAATAGAACAGCGGCTGGTCCGTCTGGACTTCAGAATCGTAACTCATGTGAAGGTTACTCCCAGAACGAAGGAAATAGGTGTGGTAGATGTGCCCGTAGTTTCAGACCCAGCCGTAACTGTACGGCGAATCCAGACGCCGAATTTGCCGGTTGTCGCTACGGAGGCTACGTATAGCCCGTCCCCGGAGTTGGTAGGCGTCGTAAACGTAACGCCGCTCGGTGCAGTGTTCTCGTCTGCAATAGTGGTAGCACTACCGCCCGTGCCTGCCGGGTCAAGCCCGATAGCAATGCTGCTGCCTGTCGGCACTGTGTAAAGCCACAGACGGAAATTGCTCAACGTGCTGGCACTGGCGTTATAGACATAGAAGCAGCGGTAGTTGGTGTGCCCGTTGATACTGTCGGACGCGGAAATATTATCCAGCAGCCCTCCGGCGTTCTTCGATACGGTGACGGCTGTAGACGCGTCGCTGCCGGGCAGACTGCCTGCAACAACAGAAATACGCAAGGCTTGGATACCATCCAGAGAGTACAGTGTGTATCGCCCTGTCGTGCCTATGTTCACATCGGGCCCTGCGGCAGACCCGAAAGCGGCCCAAGTAGCCAGCGTACCCGTGGTCGTGTACTCCAACGTGCCTGCGCCAACGGACGACCGAGGAGCATCAAGCACTGTAATTCCTGAAATCGGTGTGGTGACGCTTACGTTGTTGGACTTGATGAACCCGTCAGGGAATGACGCTGTGGACATGGCCCCACCCAAAGATGCAGCAGCGCTGGTGTTGGCGGCCCCGCCCGACAGTCGATATTCAATGTCTGCTTGTGTTGGCATTACGCAGCCCCTATAAACACGCTATTCACTGATTCGCCAGTATACGCGCCAATCTTGGAAATGTAATTACAGAATGTCTCACCGCCAACGGCGCTGGCCGTAGCGAAATTCACTGGTGTAGAAAATGGAAAACTGCGCGATGGGGCGATCTGGTTGTATGACCAGTTGACCGGAACAGGCACCGTGCCACCGTACCCAATGTAGTAATTGGTAGGGTCAGCTTGCGTAGACTCGGTGCCGGGATACGTCGGTGTATTGACGATACTCTCCCCCGGAGACGTGGCCGCAGTCATAAACTCAAATATAGGGCTTCCACCAGCGGGGCAGTTCACCTTGACTTTGTAGCGGGCTTCGCTTACCGCCGTAGTGAGTGTACGAACCGCGATCACGCGCGAAGTCTCCATCCCGCGATTGCCGATAAACACCCCAGAGCAGTCGTTCATTGGGATGATTACAATCGCGCGTTCCCGCTCAGTTCCGCTGCCCAATAGGTCGAATGTGGACCACCCTTCTGCCACAGTTACCCATTCTGTATCGAAATTCGGGCAGGAATATCCTAGCCCGTTGATATAGTCATTATAGTCAGTGATGAACTGATTGTACCCCGTCACTTCTTTCAGGTAGTCCGTCGGTGGTGCTGGCTCTCTGCCTGTAGTGCGCTTATCGTACTGCTCGTCTCGTATCCCCCAGTCTTGGGAGTTGCCGCTGGTTAGCGACTTGTTCAGGCTTGGAAACACCTGCCCCCCTACCGATATAACGCCTTCGTGCCCACCCGCGTACTGAATATCATGCGCGTGCCCATTCCCAGCCAACGTCCATACGTAGTTACCAGCCCATTGAAACACCGGGTCCACAACAGTATCCCTGTACCCAGCGAATTCGCTGGCTTCAATAGCTATTACCTTCAGCGTGTCGGACTTATCGTAGAAGCAGTACAACTCCCCGCTGCCTTGGCTGACTATGGAAGTGTTCAAGTCTTGAAACAGCACTAGCTGGTTGGACGTATAGTCGGGAATCCAGATATTCTGGAACGAAAACTCAGTCATCCACGCGCCTTTGTATTGCGCGTCAACGGAAATAGTCCACCGTGCCGATTCTTCCTGTATCGGCGTAGATGCCGACGGGGCAAACTCGATGGAGTCCCTATGCAGGTTTATAGTTACGCGGGTGGACTCGTTCACACTTGTAGGCCCGCTACCGCTACCCTCCAGCATGACAATCGACGCCTTATCCCCACCCCATGTGAACGACCATCCATACGCTACCGATGATCCATGCGTAGCCGGAATGCCGGTATCGCGCGTAAACCTGAATTCAGAGTCGATGGTAATGTCGGCCAGAACATAGGCCTCCGCTATGGCCTTGTCTTCCCGCGACAGTCCAGCATTCTTCAACCATGCAATGATGTTCTTGCCGCACGGGGTCGGCGTCATGCGGGTAATCTGGACTTTGTAGTTGCCGTCCTTGAAGATGTAGACGAGCCAGTAATTCCCGTCGTCGTCGGTGTAGATGCCGTGGCTATTGGCTGAAGTGTTCAGCAGTGAGGTGTTCCCGCTGGTGGTGGATACCCGGATGCCCGGAACCCCGCTAAACGACACGGGTTGCCACCGCCGCGTACCTTTGAACGTGGCCTGCGAAGCGTACAGTGACTGAATGAACAGCCTGAGCTTGCCGCTGTACATCGACGGAGGGCACTGCCCCAGCGCTTCTTTGCTGGTACGAAACTGCTCCATCTTTTCATTGATCACGGCCTGACTTGTGCCGGGCGAAAACGTAGGCTTGGAGAACTCCGGAATCGCCGTGCCGCTAGGGTATGGAGCAGAAGACGGACGATCATCACCAAGCTCTGGAACAAGCCCGGATTCGCCAACCGTAATGCTTCCCCACACGGTATTGCCGGTTAGATGTGCAGCTTCGGTATACAGCAGGGGTGACTCGTACCGAAGTACGTTCTCAGGTGCGTAGATACCCAGCCGGAGAAGGCCGTGATAGGACAGCAGCGAACAGCCGCCACCGGCCTCGATGGAAACCCAATTTCGTGTGTGGTTGGTCGCTGTGGCGTGGATGTGGACCTTCACATCGGCGCTGACCATAAAGGTCTTGTCCAAAAACGGAAGGCCAAGAGTAACGCACTGACCAATTAGCCAGTTGCATTGATTCTTGGCCCATCCAACGTACGTAGCCGCTTTGGCTGTATCCCCGAACAGGCGGACCTGTACGTTCGCCATATTAGGTCGATGCGGCTGCGATAGTGTAGGTAATCAGCAGTTGGTCGCCGTTTTGGACGGAACGCGCAGATGCAAAACGTGCGGCTGCCATCAGCGTACCAGCACCGGTAGAACCCTTGGTAGACACGGACGCCAAGAATGCACCGTAGATCGTCTTGGTGGCATTGATGGAGAACGTAGCCTTGCTGGCGCTGTTGGTGATGGACTGGCCCGACGGGGCTGCTTCCACGTATTCCTGACGACCGGCTTCGGTGTAGGCTGTACACTCGGTAGCGACAGTAGCGAAGCCACCGGCACCAGCGTGAACGTCAGCGGCCACGGGGGTGTAGTTGCCTTCAAACAGGCCGACATACCATGTCGTGACTTGCGTACCGGCGTTGAAAACAGCGCCGAGAATGTGGTTCAGACCTTCGTTGACGATGAGATTGGCGTCTTCCCACACATCAACCACTTTGCCGTCACGGACGAGTTCAAACGCGAACTTACCGCCGACCTTGATACTTCCGTTGCTCATATCGTTCATGTCGAACTCCTTATCCAAATGACCTGACAACTTCCGCTTCTACGTAATCGGTAGCTTGCAGAGAGTTAGCTTCCGTCCCACCTTGCACTGCACCAATCAACTGCCGCACACTGTCGTGTTCGCGGAACAGCGCCGCCCCAGACTCATACGTCTGCGATGGTATCACATTTCCTTCCATGTGATTGACGGCCTTCCCGCCAGCTCCGCCAACGCACCAGCCGCGTGTAGAAAGCCACGCAACGTCGGTAGAATTGGGGATGTTGATGCCTGTGCCGGGGGTAACTGCGTAAGGGAATACCTGCGTACGAATATACTTGCCCGGCTCATCCGCGTCACCGCCTGAGAACCAGTACGTAGCTTCGGAATCCGCGATGTACAACCCGTCAGGAACCGCCTTGATCATTGTGACCGGCGATTCAAACGAGTAGAAATTCTTGCTGAGTTCGGTCAGCCTGTATCGAAGCGCCGACGTGAAGTACACGAAGTTGCCTGACGCGCCGAAAATGCGGCCCTTATGGTACTCAAGCATACCGCACGGCGGGAACGGGTACTGGTACCACGACCTCAGTGGGATGCTCAGCGTAGCGCTGGGCAGGATCGTAAGCGACGTAGTACCGATGGGGTATTCCCCGTACAGATACTCAACCTCGCCATTCTGATACGTCACGTACACGCGCACGCGCGTGATGTGGGCGTGCGGGGCTACAGCAGGGATGCCGGTGACAAGGATCGATCCGCCATCGGGCACAACCACCAGCTCGGAAGAATCCACGCCGCCTTCTTCGCCAGTGTTCAATACGTAAGTGACAGCGACTTGGTAAGTGCCACCGGGCAGGCCGCCGCCAGCTACGCCCAGCGCATTGACGACAGGGCCAACGGGGATACCCCAGATGGACATGGTGCCGTCTTCGCGGATGGTGCCAGTAACTGTGGCTGCATCAGACCAATATGTCGTGCCGTTGACTTCAACAAAGGAAGGCTTGGTGGCTGTATTCAAGCCAACTGTCAGCGTTGACGCTGTGTAGTCGGCATTCAATTGCTTCAGCTCCGCACCTTCGGCAAACAGCGTGCGCCCGGCCCCGCGCCACAGCCCGCGCACGTTGGTTCCTGCGTAGCGTTGCACGCGGCCATCGCGGCGGCGAACCTTGCCAGCGTCATTGATATCCACGTTCACTGCGTCACGCAGCGTGCCGTCAGGCAGCGCGTAGTCAGGCATGACGTTGTTCATACCCTTCGGCCAGCCATCCGTGCGGATAGGCTCGACCGGTGCCGCAGATGCTGCGGAGTTCGGGTCTTTCAGGATAGCCATTAGTTGCTGTTCCTAGCCCAGCTAAACCCGGAGCGACCGAACGCAAAGCGGGTGGAGGAGAACATCTTGCGTTTGGCTTCCTGCTCGGCTTCTTCCAGCACGGTTTCAAACGCCTTCTTGAACTTCTCGGCCTTGGCTTCGGCGCTGCCATCGACATCATGGTTGGACAAGGCGCGGTACGCGGCCCAGCCCAGCATATCGAGATGGTAGTCTTCCGGAATCTCCGGCTCATCGGCCAGATTAGCCAACGTGACGTTACCGACTGGTAGCCGGGCAACGCGCATGTAGATGACCTTATCCAGCTCATCATCGCTCGGCGTAGGATACACGCGCAGGTTGATCTGCGTCTGCGAGCCAATGGTCACGGCTTCGTCAGTGGTGTATGCACGGGGGCGTCCGGGCTGGGACGTGGATAGCTGGTTCACATCCCACATCAGCGGGTCTGTGTACGGCGTCACATTGAGATCGTCATGTGCTGCGTGAGGCAGGTCGTTCTCGTCAACGTCGTATTTAGCGGAAATGACTGCAAGCACCACGGGGTCCAGCTCATAGATGGACTGGCCGGGCACAAGGATAACTTGGGTGTATGCGGCAGTAATGTTGTCCCGCAACAGCAGGGAGCGACGGGCGAAGCGGCGGTAGGCATCGTTGATGTACCGCATGAGCGTGTCATCGCTCCAGAGAAAATCGTTAGGGCCGGATACGATATCCGACCCGTCACGGAGCATATTGAGCCTCAACTCATCCAGCAATTCCTGAAATGTCAATTGAGGCTCCTTGCGATATGGTTAAGCGATTGTACGCTCAAGAACTCGGTACGGGAAGCGCAGCTTCTTGCGGAAACCAGTCACCTGATCACCGTTGACGATGGGCACATCCTGAATCGCGTCATCCAGCACGCTCAGCAGGGATTCCGGAACATCGGCAGGCTCACCGGGACGTAAAACATACCCAATGCCATTGATGCCAAAAAACTGCCCAGTCGGCGGGATTTCGGGGGATTCCTCCAGAATGATCTTCACGCGACGTTCGGCTTGTTGCGTCTTCGCCTGCGCCACTGAGTCCAGTCCGTCCGATACCGGAACTGCTTTGTCTACCTTGATTTCGTTCGCCACTTAATGCCTCCTTAGACTGCGCGAAACCGGCCAATAACATCAGCCACAGCTTGCGTAGTTTCCACTTCCACATCTGCCGGATACGTATATCCGACCCCATTGATGCAACAAGAAACGGTCTTGTTGCCCTGCCCGTCAAACACGACCTTGATGGTATCGCTGGCCTGCTTGGGGACTTCCACAGCCTGCACGTCGTCAACAACGGCGGGCTTTTTCTTCGGAGTAGCCACTAGTCTTCCTCCTTGCGTTTACCGATGGCGATTTCAAAGGCGGTAGAAAACTCGTCCTTTTCCTCGACCGGCTTCAGTTTAGGCAGCTCAGCCTGAATCTTGGCTACAGCTTCGGCTTCGCTGTTGTACAGGTACTCTTTCCATTCTGTGCCATAAGCCAGATAGACTTCATACCCATTCTCGGCTTTCTCGACTTTTACTACGCAACTCATGTTAAGAACGGGGGCCGAAGCCCCCTATTCCTTAGCCTTGAGCGACCCAAGAAAGTGCTTGGGCGTTCACAGCAGCAGCGGCAGAGATCAGGAACGTGCCGACAGCGCCGTTAGCGGTGGTGCCATCGCCGATCAGGATCGCGCTGGTTGCGTCAGCCGTGGTAGTACCGGCAGTCACGGTCTTGATGGTGATGGTGTTACCCATACCTTCAAACTTTTCCCAGACGATCACGCCAGTGGTGTTGAACACCTTGATCCAGCGGGGGACAAAACCCACAGTAACGGTGGTGGCAGTGCCGTCACCAGTGAAAGAACCAGACGCGAAGTTTACAACTCCCATCTGCTGAGAAGTGGCGGATACAGAGGCCATGATATTTCCTTTCTATTCAGATTTCAGAAGGGGGCCGAAGCCCCCATTCATTAGGCGGTAGCGCCAACTTCCAGACGAACCATCCATGCGTCGTTCAGGATGATTGCGTTCTGCCAAGCCTTCCAGCCCACGGTGCCACGCTGAGCCAGCGGGTCGCCAGCGACCGGCTTCGGATTCACCACCATCGGGGTGATGGAGTCCTTGCCCTTCAGCGGGACGATACCGTATGCGTCACGGCCAAACACCAGCACCGGATACACGTCGATGTTACCACCGGTAGCACGCAGGCCGGTTGCGCCGACTGCTGCGCCTTCGCCGTAGAACGGGGTGCAAACGGTAGTGACGAGGTAGCGAACTTGCTCGACAGAGCCGATTTCGCCTTCGTACGGGGTGGTATGGGGGCCGTAATCAGCAACCGGCTTGAAGCCCGGCAGGTTACGGATGTCGCTTTCCAGATCGGGGTGGGTGACAGCGATGTAGCTGGCTTCCACAGACTTGGTGTTGAAGTCCGGGGTGGAGGCAACGACAGTCGTGATCTTCTTGGCGTTCTGACGATTCAGGATCGTAGATGCCGAGCGGCCCAGAGCGTTGGTCACGGAAGCCGGGGTGGTGGAGCCACCAATCGGCAGTGCAACCAAGTTACGGGTAGCGACGCCACCGACGCGCAGGACGTTAGTACCAGCCTTCAGCACGTTGTAGCGGATGGTTTCGATGGTCAGAGCTGCGGACTCGCCCAGAACTTCAGTGGCTTGTTGCAGAATCTGGTCTTCGTGGGTATCCATGATCACATCGGTGATGGTCATGTAGTCGCCATACTGTTGCAGGGTGACAGTGTAGTCCTGATTAGCCAGCTTACGGCCAGTCGGGGTCACACCTTCAACCAGCGGAGTGGTGGACAGCGGAACAGACCATGCGTTTGCTGCATTGCCGTCAGCGGCTGCACCGGTAGAACCGGACAGGAAGTAGCGACGGAACTTGGCGACGCGGGTGCTGTTGTTCGGGATCGGATAGGTCTGACCGAACTTTTCGAAGTACATGTACGGCATACCACGGGTAAGCAGTTGCTTGACTGCGTACGCTGCGGTACGGGGGGTAATATCACCATAAACGGTTACTGCGGCCATGATTGGCTCCTTTCAGTTCAAAATTAACTTTTGCCGGTCGCCTCCGCCCACGCACCATCATAATCGTTTGCGTCGGTAACGGCAGGTACTTGCGTCCGTTTTGAACTTACTACACTCAGCTTTTGCGCCGCTTGTTTGGCCTTGGCGGGTGGTTCAGCAGGGGCGGATGGACTACCCGACCCTTGGGTTACTTGAGGCTTGGCTTTACCCGTAGCCTCTTTCCAAATCGTTACGAGGTCAGCAATTTCTTCTGCTGTGCCTCCCTTAACAATCTCAGAGAATACTTTACCACGGGTTCCGGTCTGTGTGCCAACCCAATCAATGACTTGGGGGCGAACAGTATCGTAATCTTCGTGGACAGATTTGATAGCTGCTTCATGCGAATCATATTCGCTGGTCTTGTAGTGGTCAACCAGCGGGGAGATCGCCTGCGATACTTGGGCGAACACGTACTGGACGGCCTCGTACAAATCCTTACGGCGTTTCAAGGCTTCGGCGCGGCTGATCTCCGGCCAATCCTTCTCATATTCGGTAAGGAATTTCTGCTCGTCTTCGGTCAGCGCGAACCCGGTTGGGGTTTCAGCAGCAGGTACTTCAGGCTCAGCAGCAGGTGCGGGTGCAGGCGGCTCTGCGGGCTTAGCGATCTCTTGACGTAACTTCGCCAGCTCTTGAGCGAAGTTCGATTCGCCGGACGATTCTGCCGCACCGTCTCCTTCAGCTTCCGTAGCAGCCGGTTCCGATTCACCGCCGTCAGTCGCTGCGGCCCCCCCGTCGCCCATTTCACCTTCTGCTTCAGCAGCATTACCGTCCTCCCCGTTGGTAACCGGAGCTACGTCTGCCGGAGGCGTGCCTTCAGGGGCCACACTTTCGGCAAATGCAGCCGCAAATTCGTCTTCTGGTGCCTGTACTTCATTGTTTTCAGTAGTCATATTCCCGCCTTATACCCCTATGATTTTTGGTTGTCAACGCCGAAGCCTTCGTTATGGATGATGTCGAGCATCTTCCTATATCCGTTGGCCTCCCCTTGCAGCCTAGACACGGTTGCAGCGTCACTAGCTACCAGCAACCTGTCCTTTGCTACTTCTACGCCATATTCCAGCAATTGCTCGATTGCCAGAATGGATGGGTCATTTCGGAACTGCTGGACCGTTGCCCGTAGGCTTGCCAGCTTCTCCTGAACTGCCTCCCGCTTCTTGTACGCCACTTTCAAGTCCTCCTAACAGTTGGTTGACCACCTCCGCAGACTGGGCATCAGCCGCAGCCTGATTCTTGTTGCCCTGCGTAACCGCCTTGAAGGCGTCGGCAAGGGCCGCACGAATTTGTACCCGCATCATTTCTTCCTGCTGCGCCGCTGCACGCTGGGCGCTCTGAGCCTGATTCTCCTTGATGCGCTTGGCTTCTTCGCGGGTGACGATGACGTTCTCGGTCAAATCGCGGGCAGCCGCACGTTCGCGCAACAGCTCGTACCCGTCTACGAAGGCCTTTTCTTCTTCCGACAGGGTTTGCACAAAGGAATCCAATTGCATCCCCCGCACTTCCTTCGCCATCAGGCTGGTAGACCCCTTGGCCTGCACTTGGAAGTCGCCCTGAATATGGGGCTTCGGGTTCAACTGCTGGTTGAATGCTACGAGCGAAGTAATAACCGATTCGGTGAACACATCGAAATTGCGTACCACGTCCTTGAACGGCAGGGCGGCATCGTTACGGATCAGGCTGGCCCCTGCTGCCGTACGGAACGGCTCGGACGGGGCTTTCTGCATGTCTCCGCCTGTGGCCGGGCCTACGAAGGTCTCGGCATCGGCAAACTGCTGGAACAGGTTAATCACCTGCGTCAGTTCGGTAATGTGGCTGTCGATCTTGATCTCGCGGATGGCGGGCATGTTGGCGTCTGCGCCGAGCCCTTCCCGATACCACAGCTTGTGCGGGCTGACGCTACGCAAGTCCTGATCCATACGGAGCAGGTCGGTGTTCAGCTCAAGGTTGGGGCCACAGACGACCGAGGCGTTGTCCATCATCATCATGGACGCGGCAGTAATACTCATCTGGCTGTCGCGCATGATATTGGGCAGGCCGTTGCCAGTCAGGCTGGTATCGTCTTCCTCAAACACGAACTGGTGGTACATGTTGACCTTATAGCCGGTATCCAGCTCCACCCACGGGCTAATGTCGGCCTTGATGACCTCATTGTCGAGCATCCAGATGTCTGCCTCGACTTCCTCGTTGCGGAGTTCTTCCGGCACTTCCACGCCGCACTGAATCAGGTCGTAGGCGCTGATGTAGCCGTACCACTGGATGGCCTCGTACTTGCGCCCCTGCTGGTCGCCGGTATTGAGCGCAACGCCCATCGACTTCAGCTCGGTCTCGTACGTGCGACGCTTGTAGTTGCCATTGGGCGTCTTGTTCAGATACGCCTTGATGTTCTCCCCAAGGAAGTCCGACCGGTCGGCCAGCTTGCGAAGCTGGTGGCGGCTGAGGACGTGGCGCTGGAACTGGCCGTCCATCTGGCTGAACGTCTTGGCCGTCATGTCGGGGTAGTAATCCCATATCGACACGAACTCAAACTGCGGGCGGTAGACCTGCGTAGTCACCGGCTCCCACATCCCCGTCATCGGATTTTGTGTCCATGAGCGCTGCATCTGCGTACGTGACATGGGGCCCTTAAGCACGCCAATGCCGAACGTAACGCCGGACTTGATGACCTGTTTGCAGAGGGTAACGTAGGAAATGCTGCGATCTCCGCCCAACTCCTCCAACTGGTCGTCAATTTCCAGTTCCAAGTTGCGTCCGCGTTCAGCGGCAAAGCGTATGACCGCTTCCTCGATCTCCTCATCGCCCATCTCGCCGCCAGTTTCCTCGTACAGCGCGGTGAGTACGCTGTTCATGTCTTCGGGGCTGAGGTTGGGTACGGGGGAGGGCTCGATGCCGTAGTTCTTGTCGGACTCAGGGAACAGCAGGTTCATCAGCCGTGCGACCATGCTGACGGTCTTCACGCGGGTGACGCGCGGGTAGGTCTTGGCTTTGTTGGGGTCCAGCTTGGCTTCGACTTCGGGGTCATGCTGGCCGAGGTACTGGCGCAGGTTCCGCATCCATTTGATTTCCGCGATGCGGCGTTCGCGTTCATACGTTTCGAAGCGTTGGTACAGTTTCAGGCCGAGAGTCCGGAGTTTTTCCGGATCGAGGGCGCGTGCTGCGCTCTGTACGGCCTGTTCTCCTGTCATTTCGGGTGGGGCCACACCGGCACCTGTGGCGAGCGGGGAGGCAGTGCCGGGGGCCCCATTGATCGGGACGTTAGGGTCTAAGGGTTGTTGTGCCATAGGTCGCTCCTAGCGAAGATGCCGTTCACTCTACCCGAAGTTATATCTGTTGTCGAATCGCGGCGGTACGAACGCGTTGGTACTGTTGCGTGCGGCGCGGTTTGCGCCTTTGCGGAAGTATTTGGCGAGGTACTGTACGGCATCCAGTGGGTGGCTGTACTCGTTCTTGTCCGGTTCGGCGGCGGTTGTGCCTTTACGGCTGATGGCGTAGCGATACCCGCCTTCGAAGCCACGGATTATGGTTCGGCATCCGGGGTCGATGAGCAGGGCGGGGCCTACGTCTGTCAGGCGCATGAGGTAGTGTTCCACTGCGTCCAAGCGTGGTTGCAGGGTGTTATCGGTGTCGTATTTGACTTCGAAGTGTTTGCGATACACGTCCACGACTGATTTCTCGTCGGATTGTGCGCGTATGGCGGCTGCGGGGTCGGGGACGACCAGTGGGTTCTTGAACATCTGGTATTTCGCCCGCAGGAGGGGTTTCAGCCGTTCTGCGATCTGCCTTTCAGCGCCCATGTCGCGCTGGATCAGTTCATCGTAGATGAGCAGTCTGCCGTGGCTGTCTTCTTGGCCGATGGCGATGGCGCTGAAGTTGAGTCCGGGGTCCAGACTGATGATGAGGGGCAGGTGGGGGTTTGGCATGAGCGGTTTGGCTGACACATGCAGATCGCGGTTGAACGCGGGGAACACCGGCTGGCCGTCTAGGCTGAAGCCCCATTGTACCTCGATGAACTGTTTTACCCACTCCTTGGACTTCCCTTCGGCTTGGGAGGTGTAGTACTCGGTTCTACCGGGCAGGTTGTCGGTATTTTCTGCGGTCGGCAGGAACCCCGACGGTTGCACGAACAGCCGCACGTTGTTGGGCAGCGGGTTCTTGACGAGGTAATCGTACCACCATGAGTTCTCGTCTCCGGTGTTGGATGAGCCCCACATGCCCCAGTTGGACGCGCCGCCGTGTAGCGCGGGCGGGTATCGTCCGCAGCGTGCTGCCAGTGCTTCCACGATCTCCTTGCGTATCTGCACGAACTCATCGAGGATGGCAAACGTGACTTCCAGCGACAGTACGCGTGCCACGTCATCGGGGGTATCCAGCGGTCGGAACAGCACTTCGCACTCCACGTCGGCGTAGCGCAGGATGAACTTGTATTCTGACGCTTTCCAAGTACCCGCCTGCCCGTCCTTGAACCAATAGTTCCACGAACTGAGGGTGGTATCGCGCAGTTGCGGCATGGTGTTACGGACGATCACCGCGCGGGAGCGCCTGATGCCGTCGATGGGGGAGGGTGCCTGAAGGCCTGCCATGTAGGCCAGCTTGAACATGATGCCGGTGGTCTTGCCCGAACCTACCGGGCCGAGAATCCAATCGTAGAACATGCGTGCCGGGGTGTAGTCGAGGATGAACGCATCGACTGTCGGCGGTGGGGTGTAGTTGATCGTGTTGGCGTCATTGACCTTGTTGGCCGCAGTGGTGAAGTCCCCGATGTCAGCCATTGATGGTTACCGCCTCGCTGTCGATGGTGGGCCGGGGTGATGCGCTACCCCCGAAGTTGATGTTGATCTGGAACCCCGCTCCGGCAGCGCTGGGCTTCTCGTTGGTGTCTGTATAGTCGGCCCACTTCATCGTCTGCTTGATGAGGTCTGCCCGCACCGCAGCCGGGGTCGATTCGTCATGGATCATGAGGTACGACGTGTCCAGCAACGCCTCAGCCTGTATCCGCGCCTTGAGTTTGAACGCCGCGTTCTCGTTCTTGGCAATGTAGTTGCGTGCCCTGTCCACCGTGCGCTGGAACAGCGCGGACGACGAGATCGCCTCCCAATCCATCGGGTTGATCTTGTACGCCTTCAGCAGATCAGGGATGGGTGCCGTCCCTAGCGCTACCTCGATGGGTAGCGTGGACGGGAACCCAAGATCACCCTCCGGGGTCAGCGGAGCCGCAGTCCGGGGTTCAGGGAAGGTCTCGTTAAGGAAGGGCGTGTCCGGCGTCGCCTCGGTAATGGGCAGCAAGGCGTTCAGGTCGCCACTCAGGTTCATCGCCTGCGCTTCCTCCTCATCTGATCCGAACAAGTTTAGCTCCGACATTTGCTACCTCCTCAACCTTGGATTCGTTCAGCGTGCGTACGTCCACACCCTGCTCCTGTGCCTCCGCCAACCGGTTCGCAGCCTTGATCCGGTCTACATAGTTCTTCCGGCTCAGTCGGGAAGCCTCCGGATTGCGCGTACGCCACTCCTGCGACTTGATCTTCTGACACTCCCGGCAGTAATAGTGATACCCGCCTACCACACTCCGGTTCTTCGCAAACTCGGACAGGTTTTTCGACACCTTGCAGCGACTACAGACGCGCATGTAATCAGGGGTCTTCCGCTCCATTTCATTCTCCACTCAGGTTGATTCGGTGTCAATTGTATGGGGGGTGAGAATTGATTGTCAAGTAAGCAGGTGAAAAAACCCGGAAAATTTTTTGGGGGAAGGGGGCCTTTAATACCCCTAATTAGAGTAGGGTTATTATGTTTTTACCGGGAATTTTAAATACCCATGCTCTAAGTAGGGTTATTATGTTTTTACTGGAAATTTTATTTATGAAAGGGGCAAAGCGACGGGCGCGTGAACCCAAAACCCCCTTGGGGGGCTTCGCCAGAAAAAAGAATTCTTACTTGACAAACTAAGTGGGTTGTGAGATACTAGCATCGTGGTGAAGCAAGCCACATCTATCCAACTATCAAAGGAGCCTATCATGGCAACAATGATTGCAAAGCCCGCCGCTGCTAAAGCGGTACCGGCTGCCCGCCCGTCGAATTCGGCGACAATGCGGGCAGACCTTATCCACGCAGCGTATGAGCTGTGCGCCGCTCATGTGCGCGAGGTGGCCGTCAACGGCAGCTCGTTTGAGCTGGTATGCGCGGCAGAGGATGCAGCGCGATTCGTTCGCAGCGTAGAAACCGCCATGCAGCGGTTTGAACGTAACCAAGACTAAATGGAGCTGGCGGGCGAAAGCCCGCCAGATAAATCATGACATATCAAGATACCCTTGCTTTCCGCACTTTGATCCGCCAAATCGCCGACACGCTGGCTGCACAGTATAGCGACAAGCTGATCAAGCCTGCCAACTACAGCTATGCGATGGCTTATATTCGCGCAGTACCCAGCTTGTTAGATGGCGAGCTGCACGCACAGGGCCTGTACATCCAGAGCAATCTGGCATGGTGGCGCGGCGATACAGCAAAGCAATACAAGATCATGTTGAAGAACGCAACGAACGCAGTTAAGTAAGAACTTGGGGGCTTCGGCCCCCATTTCTTTTTGCCCCTGTATTTTAGCGACATAGTAGTAGCCACCACCTTGCACCACATACCACTCAGCCACTAATATCACTTGACAAACTTGTATCAGAAGTGCATAATACACACATGATCTCGATTTGGGGTCATCTGCCTGTTAACGGGCAGTCAATTAACGCTAAAAGGAGCCTATCATGGCACGTAATAACCGCGCGGCAGCCGCCGCATCCGCCGCTGCTCAGGCAGCATCCGTTCAACCCAGCATCGAAGACCTGATTGTTGCCGAGTGGCAGCATCTGTTCGAAGCAAAGAAAGATACCGCCAAGTACGCTGAAGAATTGAAGCGTGCCGCTGGCGGTGCTGGCAAGGCAGCGCTGCAAATCATGTTCATCATCCGCGAGGATGTGGTGATGATCGAAGTGAAAGAGACGCGCCGCCCAACGCTGAAATCTACCGCCAGCGCCGAGAAGGCAATCGCGCTGGGGCTGAAACTGGCGAACGAAGCCGGACTTTCGGATAAGACCATTGAAGACGTGCAAGCGCTGATCCGCCGCTTTGCACGCATGGATGTGGCGAAGCGTACCGCCGTACTTAGCAAGGCAGCAGGTATGGGCATCAACGCTATGCGTAAGGTCTTTACCGCCGTGGAAACCGGCAATGCTGGCGGCGAAGAAGGCGGCAGCGGCGAAGGCAGCGGCGAAGGCAAAACCGCACCAGCAGCGAAAGACCTGAAAGAGCCGGAATTGGCGGAACTTCTCGCCAGCGTAACCGGCATGGGTGATCGCGTCACATGGCTGCAAGTGATCGCACTGGTGCAGGAAATCGGCGTGCAGACCAGCGCCGAACTTCTGCAAAAAGAAGTAACCGCAATCGACAAGCAGCAGGCGGCGAAGCAAAAGAAAGCCGCTTAGTTCTACCTGATTCAATCCTTCCAGCCCCGCGAAAGCGGGGCTTTTTTTTGCCTTGAATTTGGGACTGGTCGTTAACGGGCAGTCCCGTTTTTTCTTTTTTGCCTGTACTTTCCTCCTGACTGGAGCGACATAGTAGTAGCCATGCCCCAATCCATCATCATGCACGCGTGAAATATCACTTGACAAAATAGTATCAGACGAGCATAATAACAATTCCCCTGCATTTTTCGCAGGGGAAGCCTGACTGGCCGTTAACGGCCAGTCGATCAACTATCTAACTAGGAGCAATATCATGGCTAAATCCAAGCCCGCAGTACCCGCAGTTGACACCCTCGACACTCTTGCCCGTAGCGAATGGCAAGTGCTGTTTTCCGCAAAGGCCGCGACCCGCACGCACGCCGAGCAACTAAAGGCCGCAGCAGGAAGTGCTGGTGCTGCTACGTTGCACCTCATGTCCCTGATCAAGGATGACCTGACCCTGATCGAGATCAAAGAGGAACGCAGGCCTGCTATCAAGACGACCGCCAGCGCCGAACGCGTGATCGCTATCGGGATCGAGATGGCTCGCGCAGGTGGAATGGCCGACAAAACAGTCGAGGACGTGCAAGCCCTCATCCGCAGGTTCGCACGCATGACCGCAGAAAAGCGGGCTGCTGTGCTGACGCAAGGGATCGATAAAGGCCTGAATGCCCTGCGAAAGGTGTTCCTTGCCCTTGAGAACGGCGCAAAGGGGTCGGATGAGGGTGAGGGTTCAACCGCCCCAGAAAAACAGCTCACAGAGCCCGACATCGCCGAGCTGCTGACAAGCATAACGAAGCACGGCACGCGCGAGACGTGGTTGTCCCTGATCGCAGTCGCAGTTGACTATGGGGTCGAGGCCGCAGCCAAGTTGGTCGAGGCTGACCTGAACAAGCCAGCCAAGCGCACCCGCAAAGCAGCCTAATCCCCTGCTGTTACCCTTAAAGCCCTGCTTTTGCAGGGCTTTTTTTTGTCCATTGTTCTCACCTGATAACATCTGCCCTGATATTCCCCAGCAAGATCAGACACTTAATGCTTTGACTGCCCGTTAACGGGCTGTCGTAGTCACGCTCGACTGGCGCGACATAGTAGTCGCCATGCCCCAAAAACACGTAGCACTAACAGATGACGAGAACAATGAAGGAGAAAAAGTGTAATGAAATCAATGACTGGCCGTTAACGGCTAGTGCAAAGTGATACGAATATCTACTTACACGCGAAAAAGCAAATGAGACGGGTATGAAAGTGAAAGTCTAAAAACGTAATGAAATCAACGGAAACAGGTGCTCACAAAATAGGCATTGCGAGACGTGTAAGGGGTATGCACCCACTAGAGCCTGAAGTCCAAAATGTTATGGGTCTCCTACCTAAGTACCTGTTTTCTATATCTTTATTTATTATATTTATTATATGTATTGCATTTCTTGTCTAAAAACGGGAAATTACATACGCCACACGCGCGACCCCAACTTAAAGTAAAGTCTTAAGTTCTCATTTGAGACCTATAAGTCACCAAAAAACGCGTATCCTTATTTTTTTCGCCGAAATCTGCATTCTCACCATCCGGTAGTATATCCCCTTATTTTTCTCAATGAAATCAACGATCTTGCCAGCACCCAACAGGTTAGTACTTACACACCCGTCTCAAACTTCGCATACAATCTCAGATTCCCTTATATAAATCAAGCACTTAGGGGTCAGACCCACTTTCATCCGATACTAATTATGTTGTTGATTTGTATAGACTTTCTCATTTGGTGCGTATAATTATACGCCACGTCATATTTAACACATTTGTTACTAATTCACTGCCTTTTCACTGCCTTTTCCCTTTCTCACTTGACAAATACGTATCGCTCTGGTACAATACGAGTTGGGGGAATGTTTCCCCCAAGTAGGGTTTGGGGTGCAGGTAGTGCTACCCCACTGGCCGTTAACGACCAGTCAATTTTCCAACTATAAGGAGTGCATCATGTGTGAAGGCAAGTGCAAGGGCAGTATGGATTCCACATCCACGGCCACGTTGTCGGTTCAACTGGCAGCAGCGCAGGAGGTGTCGGACATCTATCTTGGGGAAGCTAATGCCCTGATGGGTGATCTGGATCGCCTGTGCAAGTTGTTGGCTGTCGGTATGCGCCGTGACGATGAAGATCAGTTGAATGGCGAGATGGTTCTCATGATGGTGACTGCCGTGATTGAGCGCTATTACGAGGTGTTCAACTACAAGCAGGGCAAGTATGTACCCATGCACGTACGCATGGACAAGTTGCAGGAGGCGGGCATCATGACTGAGGGTGAGGCGTCTGCGGTACTGGCACGTCTTGACGCGATGATCGAGATGTTCACCACGTTGGCTAAGGTCGAGGCGAGCGAGACGCAGGATGACGCGACTGAGGTGACCGAGGCCTTCATCGACAAGTACGGCAACAGCATCAGCAACGACACAACCGCTAAGGGCAGTACCTGCCCTTCACCCGATTCTATTTTCGTTGACACGGAGGGCAACGCGTAAGTGCAGTACCAGCAACACCTCTGACTGGCCGTTAACGACCAGTCAACAGCAAGTGCAGTATCTGCACTTCAGCAGTACCCAACTACCTAACTCTTAAGGAGACTAGCATGACAACAGTTACAACGACTGCGATGCCCAAGGTGAGCCTCAATAGCCCGACCTTGGTGCAAGAGCTGGCCGCGCACCAGCAGGAAGGACGTGTAGCAGGTATGCACGTTCTGATCGACATCCCTGCCGAACTGGCTGAGCTGTTCCGCTATCGCGCAATGACCTCCAGTAGCCCGCTGTTCCACACGCTGGAGGCTGAGAAGCCCGAAGCGTTCAAGCAGTTGCGGCGCTATCTGTCCCTGATGCACTACACGGCATGGAACGTACGCACCAACGCCTACATGGTCAAGATCGGACGTATCGGCGACAACACCCACATGGACGAGACTGTGCCATCGCTCATGGCGCATCCGGCAGGTCGTGTGCCTGAGTGGCAGGTCGATCATGGCGCAGGTCAGTCAACCCATATATCAATGATGACCGACTGGCAGACGCCAAGTGCCGCACCCACCCCCTCACCCGCTTCATCCACGGCCTTCGTCTCGTCAGCACCCGCCACTCCGGCATGGGTCTACACGCCGCGCGTCAAGCGCGTGCTGCCTGCATGGATGAAGGGCACCATCGGTGATAACTTCACGGGCAACATCCGCGCCGTGGTGCAGGTGCGAGGGCGCAACGCACTGGCTCCCGTAATGATGGACACCCCCATCTCGGCACTCAACCTGACCACCAACATCATGGCTCCGGCCAGCCCCTCGTCAGGTGCATCGCAAGGCGTCATGCCCATCACCGAACACATGCTCAACTGGGCACGCGGGCGGCACGTAGCTACGGCAGCATATAGCCACATGCGCAACGCCGAGATGCGTACCGAGGCCGTCAACATCATGACCAAGATGATGGAGGAGAACCCCGACCTGTTCCAGTCTGCTGACGGCACGCCTCGGTTCGTAAGCCCGTCTACGGCATACGCCGAGTCGCCGTGGTCAGGTACGTCATCGTTCTGGTCACATCATCCGGCCATGTCATCCGTCCGTATGGTCACGACAGGCGCGACTACTACTATGTGCTTCGGGACACGTAGCGAACAGGAGCAGTTCATCAATAGCTATGGCGATACGACTGTAACCGAGTCCATCCCTCTGGGCGCGTACGCAGGCCTGCTCCCTTGTGTCGTAACCGCATGGCGGCGACTGTCAGCGCATACCTATGATTCCATATCCATATCCGAAGGTCGCCATTACGCCATCGGACGTAACCTGTTGTGCGTGCCCCTGTCCCTGCCTACTTGGCGTAGCGCCTCCTCCCGCGTGGCGTTCGAAGGGGTGGAGCCGAACAATACGGCGATATGGGCGTGGTTCATGCGTGCCGAAGGCGCGTCAGTCAACGCTGGCGCTGGAGACGAGGCCTTGCCGTTGGCAGTCGTCACCCAAAACATCAATACCCGCACATGGTCTATCTACTACCTGAAGGGCGTGGTTCACGACTGTCCGTTAACAGCCAGTCAACCTATCGATCCGTCCCTCATCGTGGAGAGCCCCACGTCAGCCATCCACGTGGAGGCCAAGAACGACCTGCTCGCGCTGGGCGTGTCCAAGGCAGCAGCAACCCGTGCCCTGCACCTGTCCTTCCGTATCGCAACAGGCGCGTTCGCCAAGGCGTTGGGTAACCAGTACGAGAACGGGCGCGTGTCAACGACTGAAGCCCTTAGCTCCATCGACAGCTTCTGTGCCTATGGTCTGGTCGGTAGCGAGGATAACAGCGGCGTGCAGGTCTATACCCGCTCCATCAAATGGCTGTCGCAACTGTGCAGCAACATGAGCTTCGCCCTGTCATCCGTGCAACGCAACGCACTGGCAGGTCAGCACATCGGCAGCTATCTGGTAACCTCCTTCCCCACAGCATTGGGCGATGCGATGACCCATAGCCGTATGATCGCCAACACGCAGCAGTCCGCGCAGGCGCTCCACATGGCTACTGCCCTGTGGCGAGGCATCCATGTGCCTAACTGCAATACCCGCCGCGCAGTAGAGATGCTGGGAACCCTCAACACCTACCTCGTCAACACCAGTACAGCACTGCACCGCGAAGTACGCACTACCCTGCGTACCAACGGCTCGCCTGTGACCGACCCCATCGCATATCGGTTCGTGTACTGCCCGCTGACGCAACGCATCTGGCTGCGACTCGTTCCCGATGGCGAGGCGGCTAACGATGGCCGCATGGTCAACCACCCGTCAGCATCCGAGGTACACGCTACCTTGGGCGTGCGCGATATGGTCATGCGCTGTTGCGTAGGCTGCGGCACCATCGTCACTATCGACTGCGATTTGGATGTCCCGATGTGGTGGTCACCCGCTACGCATGAGACAGAGGCTGGCGAGATTTGCGGCTTGTGTCGGCAGACCAACTACGACACTTGCGAGTGCTGCGGTCAAGCCTCACTGCGGACAAATATGTTCCGCACCGCAACAGGTGGCCGCGCTTGCAATTCGTGCGCTCCGCACTATCGCCGTTGTACGTCATGCAACACGCTCACCCATGAGAACGAGCATGAGGCGTGTAACGGGATGTGCAGTCGCTGTCACGCTGAAGCACAACGGGAACTCCGCCAGCGCGAGTCCATGCCGTTCGGTGGCTATCATCAGACCCGCCGTAATGGATCGTTCTTTACCGAACGCAACGCCGACCCCAAGGATAAGTCCATCCCCTTGGGCGTGGAGCTGGAGGTGTGCTGCACGGGCGACCATCGTGACGATGTGCTGCATGAACTCGGCAAGAAAGGCTACGGGCACTACTTCATCGCCGAACGCGATGGCTCCCTGTCCGATGAGCGTGGTGTCGAGTTCGTATCTGCACCCATGACCCGTAGCATGTGGGAGTGCGTGCTGTCCGGCAAGCCTACACCCCACGGGCACTCGCTCAATGTGTGCGCCGATATGCTGGGGTATGGCGTCCGTGGCTACAACGTCAAGGGCAACTACGGCACGTATGGCATCCATATCAGCGTGGCACGGCATCGCCTCACCCCGTTGCAGGAAGCACGCATCCTTGCTTTCTTGCTGGCTAAGAACAACACGGCGTTCGTGCAGGCCATCGCACAACGCGCCAGCATCTACGGCAGCGGCAAGCAGATCGGTAGCGGGTACAACGAGCGCGATACGTTCCGCAACGGCAAGCTCGGCGGCCTGCATCAGGAGTATATGGGCGACAAGCTGGTCAAGAAACCGGCAGGGTATGGCAAGTATTGCCCCGTCAATTACAAGGGCACCAGCAATGGTATGCCTGCCTTGGCCGAGTTCCGGATATTCCAAAGCACGCTGAACGAAGCCAGCTTCCGCAAGAACCTTGAGTTCGTGTGGGCACTGCTCGATTGGGTGCAGCAGCCGTCCGGTGGGTCTGTCAGCCATACCGACTTCTGTGCATGGCTTGGCCGTCCGGAGAACCGCAAGCAGTATCCGAATCTGGTGGCCTACCTGATGCGTGACGAGTACAGCATCAAAGGCGCAAAGCGGGTTACCAATACTTGGTTCGGGCATATCAACCCGCCCAAGAAAGACCGCCGCGAGCCCGCTGTCGATGAGGAATCTATCGAGGACGCTCCGACTACTATGACGTTGACGGAGACGATCCCTGTGGTCACTATCGACTTGCCGTTTACCACCAGCACCACAACCAGCTCTACCTATGCTGTATACACCACTGCCCGTTAACGACCAGTGAACTAACTATCTATAAAGGAGTAATACCATGTGTTTGATTATTGTTAAGCCCGTTGCTGCAACCTTCTCTGACGAATGGCTGCGCGACTTCTACTCTCGCAACGCTGATGGCTACGGCTTCATGTATGCCAAGGACGGCGAGCTTATCGTTGACAAGGCAGTCCCCAAGACCGCTGACGAGTGGGTCACCGCGTTCCGTAAGCATGAGGAGTATGCCTGCGCTATCCACCTGCGTATGCGTACCCACGGCGACATCGACCTTGCCAATGCCCACCCCTATCCGGTACTGACCAAAGAGGTCAATGGCCGCGATGTGTGGATGATGCACAACGGCATCCTGTCGGGCGTAGCTTCCGACAATACCAAGATGTCCGATACGTGGCACTTCATCCGTGACGAGGTGCGCCCCATGCTTGAGCGTGACCCCGACCTGCTTACTGTCGAGCCGTTCCAGAAATGGCTGGGCAACCGCATCGGGTACAACAACAAGCTGGTGTTCGCCGATAACCTCGGCAACGTGGTCGTCATCAACAAGTCTGCGGGCAACGAGTTCAAGGGTTGCTGGCTGTCCAACACGTATGCTTGGTCGTACTCCATGCGTAATCAGGAGTCACCCGTTGCCAAGACCTACTTTCGTAACGGACGCTATATGTCCGAAGCGGAATGGGATGAGGAGTTCAGCGGTCACTACGGCAAGGTCAATGCTGGCGGCGGCTTCGTTGGCGGCAACAACGGCGCGTATCGTGGCTACAACGGCGGCGGCTCGTACTCTGGCAATAGCCATCGCTCTCTGGGGTCGTATACGCCTCCGGTGCCTCAGCCCGCACCCATCACGTCATCTGCCAAGCCCAGCCAGCCCGACCTGTATAACAAGGGCAAGGACTTCCAGACCTATGCGAACGGCGTCAATGTCGTACGCTACGATGCGGCGGCCACGTCCCGTAAGGGCAAGAAAGGCAAGAAGAACGCCACCAAGAACCTGCCGGTAATCGATGGGCATGAGATGGTGTATATGTCTCGCAGCGAGTTCCTCGACTACGCCACCTTCGCGCCGGGGCTGCTGTGGACGGCGTTTTCCGAGCTGTGCCTTGAGCTTGATCTGGAAACTGTCGTCACCTCCATCGATGATGACGAGGCCGACATGGAAGATTTGTCGAACGAGATCGAATCTGAAGCCGCCAAGATCGTAACGCAACGTGACGATGACGTGCCGCTGTTCGATCAGTCTCAGGCCGTCAAGACCGTGACTGCGCTCGATGACGAGTACGCCGAAGCCAACGCGCAGGTGCTGTCCGAACTGGGCTTCAAGGAGGGCTACCATGAGTAAGCGAGACGCCACCCTGAACGATGTCATGCAGCGCCTGATCCGTGTGGAAACCCGCGTCACCACGCTGGGCAACCACATGGGCTGCGAAATGGGCAACGCCCTCGACCGCATCTATCTGGACGAGCAGAACCGCATCACTCTGCGCGGCCTCGATAGCCCCCTGTCGGCCATCCTCCAGTTCTGCCGTCTGGCAGGGCTGACTGGCGAACAGCGGGTGTGGTACGCAGGCAAAATCTTCTGCGTGATTTGGGCTTGACAAGTTAGTCAAGTAAGTGTAATCTGAGAGGTGACTGCCCGTTAACAGGCAGTCACCCAAGGAGACTGTATGACAGCCCAGATTATTGATCTGATGCGGTATCTGAAGGCCAAGGTTCGTCCGGTCTACACGTATACCTGCAAGATGTGTGGACGCCCCGCTACGTGGCACTCGGAGCGGTCGTTCTGTGACAAGTGTGTACCACTGCCCAAAGGAGATAAGCATGGAAACGACAGGTAAACTGATCTGCGCCATTACAGGGCGCAAGATGAAGGTAGGGGAGGAGGTTGTGTCTTTCAGGGGTGAGATGTATACCCTTGTTGGATGGGATGCCCCTAAACGCGAAGGCAGCTCAGGTCGCGTGTATGTGAAGGACGCAACGGGAGAAGTGCAGGAGTATTTCCCTAGCGTGTTTGAAGCCAAGTTCGATAATTAACAGTCGGGCCGGATGGCACTACTATGCCGTCCGGTCAGTCACCAACCCAACTAGTTATAGGAGACAAAAATGAGCGAACCTAGAGTGTCGCGCAAAGCAGCAATCCTTGAGTACCTTAGTCGAGTACCTGATGGGGTGCGCGGTTCAGTAATTATGGAGGCACTGAACTTACCCCTGAACTTCTCCAGCGGGTATATGCGGGCGCACGTCAAGAGCGGTATGGTCGAGGTAATCAGCACCAACCCCAAAATCTACCGTATCACCAAGCACGGGCTGGCCGAGATCGGCGGTGCAGTGGGCACGGCCACGAATGTTCCCCCACGCGACCTTGCCCTTATTGAAAGACGGCCATCCACGCCCCCACTGGTCGTTAACGGGCAGTCAGCACTGGATAGCGCCATCGAAGCGCTGGCCGATGCGCTAGTTGCCCGCGTGTCCGATGTCGTAGAGGCCAAGGTCGAAGGACTGATCGCAGGTATAGTGGAGACGCAGGTAGCCCGCAGTCTGGAGAAGCTGACTGCTTCCATCAAGCCTGCCACAGGGCTGGGCATGGAGGCATATCGTACAAAACTGGCCGCTCCACCGCCTAAAGCAAAGCTGCCCCGTGTCTTGGTAGGTGGGTTGCTTCCCGATCAGGCCAACATCATCCAGAAAGAGTTTTCCGATGCGCTGGATATTCGGTTCTTGGGCGCTAACGAGAACGTGCAGTTGTGGAAGTCCAACGCGTCCCATGCGGATGCGGTGTTCGTGTTTGCAGACAAGATCAGCCACATGCTGATCCGTGCAGTAGAGAGCGTAGGAGCAACGCCCATCATCGTTAAGGGCGGCATGTCATCCCTGCGCGAAGCGCTAACCAAATACTACGTGGAGGTGTGATATGCCTATGTATGTGGATGAGAATGACGTGATCGTACGCATCACGTTCGACAGGGTAGCGTGCGAACAGCCGTTGAAAGAGTCGGTGGTTCGCAAGCTGGTCAACAGCGTGTGGTTCTTGGTATTCGGAGGTGTGCGATGAGGTACTGGATATGCAGGGAAGATGGTGACACGTTCATCCTTCCCGCCAAAACTGAAGCGGCAGCCCGTGAGGCTGCGATCATCTACAACGCCACGGTCGTAAGAGAGGCCACGGCAGACGAGGTGGCTGCGGCCAAACGGGAGGCAAAATGACCGAGTACAGAGTGACATACAGGATATTTTGCGGCGGCGACTCGCGGCTGTTGTTTGTAGAAGCCGATGGCCCTATTGCGGCTGAAGCGGTGGCGCTGGATCACATCCGCCGTACCTATGGGCACGCGCAGTCCCATATCAGGTCGGTAGAGCCGTACATCCGCCCCGTAGGGGGGCGGGTAATTTCAGACTAGAGGAGAACGAAATGTTCCGTAATTACGACAACATGGACGACTGGTGGGATGCGGTCGGAAAGGAGAAGTGGCGTGAACTGGAACGCGAGAAGGCAGCCGAGCGTGCAGCAGACGCTGCAAGAGCAGCACAGGAAGAACGTGACCGAGCTAATCCTGAACATGATAAAGGAGTTTAATGATGGACAAGAAGTATTCGGGCAAGGTAGTCAACCTGCCCATCGAGACGCACCAGCGGTTGGAAGCATATCGTGCAAAACTGTCGGCGCATTTAGGGTTTACACCCTCGTTGTCGGAGACTATCGCGTTCGCGCTTAAGGCGCGTGAACGTGACGAGCAGGCTAAAGACTGCCCGTTAACGACCAGTGAAGGTGCGACTGATGACCGTTAAGGACGTTATCCTGCAAGCGTTGCAGGCCAAGGATCAGACCACTTCCGAGCTGGAGGCCTTGGGGTTTCACCGCGACACTGTGCAGCGCCGTACCAAGGAGTTGGTGGAGGAAGGGCTGGTGTTCAGGTGTGGCAGGGGCAGCAAGACCTACTACACGACCAAGGGCAAGGGCGTATTTCCCACCAAGAAAGAACGCCCCCTCACCCTGCCCGACCTCCCGCCACTTATGTTGTGGTGGGGCGGGTACAACGACAAATCCCCTGATCCTGATCAGGGGCGATACATCAACGGAGGGCAATGGTCATGAGTACGAATCGCAGGTATAGCGTAGGAGACAAGGTAATGCTGAACACCGCAGCCTTGTTCGCCTCCCCCATCCGCACCAACAAGTGGATCGAGGCAGAAATCAAGGACAGGACGCCGACACGCGCATCGCCCCGCTATTGGGTATTCCACGACTGTGGCAGTCCTTTGTGGGTGTCTGATCACATGCTGAAGGAGAAAGAACAATGAACGAAGAATTGCAGAAAAACGCAGCCGACCTGCTGCTGATGCTGAAAGACGGTATCGAAAAAGGTACGCAAGTAGCCGGTGAGCAACTGCCTGATCTGGCCTACCAGTATGTGATGTATGGTCGGGTAACGCTTACCTTCGGTGTGCTGTGCGGCATCGCCATGCTTGCCTTCACAGTCTATTACGCCAACAGAATAGCTAAAAGAGCCGAGGACGAAGGACAAGATCATGTCTTGGTGTGGATTGCAGCAGCAATCTCTCTAACAATCTTTGGTGTACCAACAACAGTTGCCTTGCCTGAGTTCTTCATGGTCTGGTTCGCCCCGAAAATCTGGTTGTTACAAGAAATTGCGAAGGTGCTGAAATGACTTTCGATGAGTGGCTTGAAACCGCCAACACTGATCGTATAACTCTAAGGGATGCATGGCAAGCAAGCCGCAAACAGGCGTTTATAGAGGCGGCAGGAGTATGTGATGACTTTGAGGCGTTTGCAGTTAAGGCGGACATCCTCGCCCTTGTGGAGAAAGAACATGACTGACATTATCGAAAGACTGCGCTCACCGGCTGTCGTGTTTTACGAGTACGCTGCAGATGACGGTGCGTTGCTTAAAGAAGCCGCTGATGAGATTGAACGCCTCCGTGAAGAACTAGCGAAAGCGCAGAAGGATGCGGAGAAGTGGCAGCAGCATGTAGCAAGACAACGCGCACCTGCCCATAGTTGTGACATTGAAGGTTGCGCTGTGTGCGACCCGACCTACGGATTGTGAGGAATCGAAATGAAAGACCAAGTAACTTTAACCAAGGAGAAACAAATGAACAGTCAAGCAGAAACTATCACTATCAATGGCGTTGATTATGTGCGTGCAGATCAAGCCAAACATATCATCGGGAATCGCCAAGTTGTTGTCGTGGATCGTGGTTGGATTTTCGCCGGAGATATGGAGCGCGTTGACGGACGTATCAAGCTGACCCGCGCACTCCACGTTTTCAAGTGGGAATCCATCGGCTTTGCAAAGATGGTAGAAACCGCCAAAGCAGACCTGCGCCCGATTGCTGATGTTGACATTCCAGCAGACTCCGAAATCTTCTCTATTCCGGTAGAAGAATCATGGGGGCTGTAACGGAGTTTAGACCTGTCGGCTACGGCGACGGCAACGGCAACGGCAGCGGCTACGGCAACGGCAGCGGCTACGGCGACGGCGACGGCAACGGCTACGGCAACGGCAGCGGCTACGGCAACGGCGACGGCAACGGCTACGGCGACGGCTACGGCTACGGCAACGGCGACGGCAACGGCTACGGCGACGGCGACGGCTACGGCTACGGCACTATCAGAAAGAACAACCGGAGGCGTAGATCATGACCACCAAAGACCAAGAGCCAGTAGCGTGGGAATGTGTAAACCGAGTAGATAAGACTGTCTACCTGACACGCCAACCGATTACGTCAGAGTTTGCTGACACACTTTGGAAATGCACCCCGCTCTACGCCCACCCCACAGACCTCGTTGCCGAGAACGGAACATGGACATGGGGAAAGAATGAAAAAGACGGGGAGTTTTTCATCGAATCATCCGATTTCACCCATGATGTGCGCTTGTATCTCAACGGAGACTTTGCGGATGAACAGCAGAAGATTATGTACCTGACCGAGATTGCCAAACGGCTTAACCTCAACGGAGTATGAAATGACCAAGCGAATCGTTCTTAACCGTGTACTGACGCGCGAGATTGGAAGGCCGGTTAGAACAGGATCGAGCAGGTACAACAGACAACGCACCTTGAGGATATTCACTAGCTGCCGGTACAGAGGCGGCGTGTGGCTGACCAGAGAGGTAAGGCGCAGCATGATGGAGGATTTGAAATGACCACCAGAGAGGTATTGATTGAGGCGGCACAGGCTGTGCGCTACATACTGGATACTGACACGCCAGATCACGACAACAGAAAGTTGGAGGTTCGCATAGCCCAAGCAGTCATTGACTGCGTAAAACAAGAAGCCCTCGTTGCCGAGAAGGATGCTGAGCTTGAACGGCTGCGCGCTGAGATTGCCAAACTTACCAAGTGCATTGAACGGATGCGTGTTGCAGGTGGTTCACAAGAGTTCCACGCGGCGTTTGAACTAGCGAAGGATGCAATTGCGCCAAACAGCGACCATCACGGAGAGGATTGGACACAACGAGATTCGGAGTATTTGTAATGAACTGTTCAAACTGGCCTAGCGCCTACGAAGTATGGGTACAACGCAGTGACACTAATCACGGATGGCGGCGGTATAGCATTTATGAATCTTATGAGCAGGCGGAAGCCACGGTAAAACGTGTCGAAGGTGCGCCGCTGGAATTGAAGATTGTTCCGCTGTATGTCGCAGCACCTGACCAAACAGACGCCCTCGTTGCAGCCACATACATGGCGGCAGCGGATGTGTGTGAAAAAGCAATGCCACTTCATGCAACCGCTACGGGGGTATATGTTTCAGAAAAAATCCGCGCTCTCACCCCTGCTGATGCGCTGGCAAAGCTCAGGGAGTTGATGCTGGAGGTGGCGACACGGGCAGCGTTTGATGCGGTACTAAAAGGCGGCAGATCGATGGATGACCTTGAAGCCATAGTAGACGAGGTGCTTGGGAAACGTAAAGCCAAATGACCGGAAACGTAAAGGGGTTCTGCATGGCAATCATTAGAGAGAGCAAAAGTCTTGAAGTGGATGGGTGTGTGGAGAAACGTAAAGCCAGCGAATAGGAAACGTAAACATGAAACCTAACGTGCGCCGCCCAATGTGGCGGATGCGGGTAGTCAAGTCCCGCAAGGGTAAAGGTAGTTTTAAACGAAAGGAAAAATATGAAACGGCAGACAAAGGCTGAAGTCAGGTACGAACGGCAGGTCAAGGAGTGGCTATATGCACAGCATAATGTGGAGGAGGCCTTGCTTACCTTGGACTATATGGATCAGCTAATCCGTGATCGGGATGCCGCTGTACGCCACGCGAATTTTGTCTCTGACCTAGGGCTTCGATACAAAAAGACTAGGGACATCTATAAGGCGGTTCTCAGGGCGTGCAAGGCCGTGGGTACGCCTGAACTGGTGCCCCGTGTGGTGAAGGAAGTACGCCGCATAGTATGGGCAAAGAACATCGATTGAAAGGAGGAGGGTTATGTGCGACAGTCGATTTAGCGTACTGGTGTTTCTGGCCTACTGCCTGCTGTGTACTATCGTAGGTGCGCTTGCCATGTGGCTTGCGCTGAGCGGTACGCATACGTGCAGTGTAGAGGTTCAGCATACCGATCATGTGGCCGTTTACATTACCGAGTGCAAGATATAGACTAGCAATTCGGCCTCACCTTTATTGCGAAAGCAGCCCAAGATATTGTGATGATTATCTTAAACCGAGGTGGGGCCGATTCTACTTGGGGAGGTAGTGTGGAAGGTACGATCAAAGTTAATAACGTCTTGATGCCGATGATGCCGTACGGCTGTCACTCGGACAATTCCCCCGACAGATTCAAAGAACCCCTGCTCACCAATGGCCGCGTGGTATGGCCGCACCGCATGAGTACGCAGTGCAGGTACGATGGGCGCGAGCGCGACCAGCGATGCGCCGAGTGCGAGCATGTGTGGGATACCGCGTACGTCGAAACCCTTATCTAGGAGCCTTTATGGAGAAACTGGCAACAATCATCCCGCAGGATAGATGGTGGCGCAGAGGGGAGTGCGTAGTGCGTATTCTCAGTCGCGGCCATTACCCTGACACCGCATGGGTACGTCTGCCCAACGATGTAGAAACCGAGGTCTACATCAGCGATCTTGAGAACCCGCCTCCTCTACCCGTTAACGGACAGTGATCATGAACATTCTTGAAGAAGCCCAAAGCATTATCTATGGTGACCGCGAGCAGACGTACGGCCACCCCGCCAAGAACATCAACCACATCGCCGCGCAGTGGACGCTATACCTCCACCAGCGCCACGGCATAGTAGTGACACTTACTGCCGAGGACGTGTGCTGGATGATGGTAGACCTTAAGAAAACCCGCCAGATGAACGCACAGAAGCGGGATAACGTAGTGGATGGCGCAGGCTATCTAGCCCTTATCGAACGTATTGGAGAACACAATGGAACTGCTGACACTTGATTTCGAAACATTCTATTCCAAGGACTACACGCTCAAGAAACTGACCACCGAGGGGTACATCCGCGACTCGCGCTTCAAGGCGCACGGCTGTGGGTTTAAGTGGAATGAGGAGGGTAGTTTCTGGGTCTCCGGCAAGGACTTGCCCGCCTTCTTTGAGGCAAACCGCACGCGTATCGAACAGGCTGCTGTACTGGCCCACCACGCGCATTTTGACGGGCTCATCCTGTCGCATCATTACGGCATTGTGCCCAAGGCCTACTTCGACACCCTGAGCATGGGACGGGTACTGCACGGCCACGACGTTGGCGGCTCACTGGCTAAGCTGGTGGCGCACTACAAACTGCGCCGCAAGATGTCGGAGCGGCTAGTTGCTACAATGGGTATCGAGGAACTTGGCCCTGATCTGGAGACGGCGCTGGCCGAATACTGCTTGGGTGACGTGGATAACACCTACGACCTGTGCCAGATTTTCCTGCCGCAGTTCAAGCGTACCGAGCTGAAGTTCATCGACATCACCGTCAAGATGTTCACGCGCCCGCTGCTTACACTGGATACCGCCCTGCTGGAAGAAGCTGAGCGCCGTCTTGCCGAAGATATTGACGGGCTGCTGCGCGAAGCAGGGGTGGACAACAAGGAGGTGCTGCGGAGCGATGCCAAGTTTGCCGAACTGCTTGGCGCGTACATCGGCCCTGAGAACGTCCCGACCAAGATCAGCAAGACGACGGGGTTGCCCGCATACGCGTTCGCCAAGACGGACAAGGCGTTCACCGATCTTGTGGATAGTGGCGACCCCACGGTAGCTGCACTGGTGCTGGCACGGCTTAGCACCAAGACCAGTATCATGGTCTCCCGCACTGCGCGTATGTCCGCTATGGCGAAGCGCGGCCCCGCGCCCGTCTACATCAAGTACGCAGGCGCTGTGCAGACGCACCGCACGTCAGGCGGCGACAAGATGAACTGGCAGAACCTCAGCAAGGGTAGTGTCCTGCGTAAGGCCGTCATGGCTCCGGAAGGCTACGTGCTGGGGGTGTGCGATAGCTCCAACATCGAGTCACGCGTACTGGATACGCTGGCAGGGCAGATGGACGCTGTGCAGCGCTACCGCGACAGGCAAGACCCCTATACGCACTTGGCATCCAAAATCTACCACCGCGTCATCACCAAGGAGGACGCCGATGAGCGCCAGTTGGGCAAGGTGGCTAAGTTGGGGCTGGGGTTCGGCATGGGGGCGAAGAAGTTTAAGGTCACGGCTCAGAACTGGGGCATCAACATTGACGACGAGATGGCGTTCAATACGGTGGAGACCTACCGCAATACCCACGGCAAGGTAGTCGAGCTGTGGAACAGGGCAGGGTTCGCCATCGAGGCCATGTCGAAGGGTATGCGCGTGAATGTCGATTCGGCGGGTCTAGTTGTCACGGATGTTCAGTCCCTGATCCTGCCGAATGGCCTGCGCCTGCGCTATCCGCAGTTGCGCCGAGGGCGTGACGGGTGGGAGTTTTTCAACGGGAAATTCTGGACAAAAATCTACGGCGGTAAGCTGGTAGAAAATATCGTTCAGGCACTTGCGCGGATCATTGTTTCGGAGCAAACTGTCCTTATCGCGCGTGAACTTCCCGTCGTAATGTTCGCGCATGACGAAGCTGTGACCCTAATGCCGGAGGCAACGGCTGATGCAGGGCTCAGTTACATGCTGGAATGTATGCGTACACCACCTGAGTGGTGGCCGACTGTTCCTATTGGTGCTGAAGCGGGGTATGCTGTACGTTACAGTGACGCCAAAAAATAGGAGGTTGTTATGCCGTCTAGCTCAAACTACGTGCGTGATTACGCGCAGGAGTACAAAACGTCCAAGAAACGTGGGGAGGGCAAAGGCAACGCCCTCCGCCATAAGGCTCGCCGCAAGGCGGTCAAACTTGGCATGGTAAAGCCCGGCGATGGTAAGGATGTTGATCACAAGCAGGCGCTGAGCAAGGGGGGCAGTAACGACAAGTCGAATTGGCGCGTCACATCTGCCAGCGAGAACCGGAGCTTCCCGCGTAATAAACGCGGGGGCATGATAAGGAATACATGAAACAGCCTAACTGGTCGTTCTCCTCATTGGAGAAATTCAGGACGTGCCCCAAGCAGTTCTACCATGTACGGATTGCGAAAGATGTAGTTGAACCCCCCGGCGAGGCGGCAACGTGGGGCAGCAGGGTACACAAGGCCATCGAAGATTATCTACGCGATGGCAAGCCGTTGGAACCTGAGTTGTCGATGTATGAGAAGTACTGCCGTGGGTTGGCAGATATTAAGGCGGAGCAGTTTCTGATCGAGCATCCTATGTCGATCAACGCCAATATGTCGCCCTGTGAATGGGCGGCAGAAGATGTATGGTGCAGGGCGATTGCCGACGTGCTGGCCGTTAAAGGCGAACGTGCGCTGGTATGGGATCACAAGACCGGAAAGAAGAAACCCTCCGATCAGTTGGCCCTGAACGCCCTGCTGGTGTTCATCCATTACCCTGAAGTCGAGGAAGTAAAGTCGGTATTCTACTGGCTGAAGATCGATGACTATACGGAGGAGACGTTCTTCCGGACGGAGATTCCGCAGTTGTGGCAGCGCTTCCTGCCGGACTTGCAGCAGTACAACAAGGCGCATGAGACGGGCGTATTCAATGCAAAACCGTCAGGCCTTTGCAACGGATGGTGTGCGGTAGAAAGCTGCCCGCACTGGCGTCCGAAGCGTAAGAAATAAAAAACCTCCGGTGCTGGAGAGACACCGGAGGCAACCCTTAGTTATAGGAGCCCATAGGAGATGAGCAAGGCAATTGTATTTACGAACGAAGCCGATGTAAAGCGGGAAGTCAAGAAAATCCTGAAAAAGCACGGCATCCACCCGTATGCAGCACCCATTGTAGAAGGCGCACGCGGCTACTACTTCATGCCGTCAGCCAATGCGTATGGCAGCAACGGCACCAGCGACTTCATCGTCAACGTCAAAGGGCACTTCGTAGCCATCGAGACGAAGTTCGGGCGTAACCAGCCTACCCCACTGCAACAGCGTTTTATAGACGCCACCAACCAGACAACGGGTATCGCCTGTGTAGTTAATGAGCTGTGCCTTGACCAGCTTGATCAGCTTTTGACCCACCACTTCGGGGGGCTGTGATGCAAGTCGTTACTGATCAACGTGCGCTATTGCTACGCGTCAGGCATCCTGATGCGGTAAAGCAGTTCATCCCCCGTAGCAAAGTCCTGCCTCCGGATATTCAGGCGCAGGTCGATGGGCACAACGTATCCGTGTACCACGGGCTGGAGGAGTTCAAGGTTCTTCGCAACCTGAACATCAAGGCTCCCAGTCCGATCATGTATTACTACGACTGGCCGGGCAAGTACACGCCGTTCGCCCACCAGAAGGAAACTTCCGCGTTCCTGACGCTGCACCATAGGGCGTTCGTGCTGAATGAGATGGGTACGTCCAAGACCGCATCCAACTTGTGGGCTGCCGACTTCCTGATGCAACAGGGTGCAATCCGCAAAGTGCTGGTGCTGTCGCCGCTGTCTACGCTGGAGCTGGTATGGCTCAATGAAATCTTCTCTGCCGTACCCCATCGTTCGGCGGTAGTCCTGCACGGCCCCGCAAAGAAGCGGTTTGAACTGCTGGCACAGGACGCAGACTTTTACATCATGAACCACGATGGCTTGAAGGTCACGGGGATGGTAGCCGAACTGGCGAAAAAGGCAGGGATCGACTTGATCATTGTCGATGAGGCCAGCGTATTCCGCAACGCAGGCACCAAGGCGTATAAGCTACTCAAGAGCCTGATCACCCCCCGTATGAGGCTCTGGCTGAACACGGGCACCCCCTGCCCGAACGCGCCGACTGACGCATGGGCACTGGCTCGACTGGTGTGCCCTGATCGGGTGCCGCAGTTCTTCGCTACCTACAAACGGCAGCTTATGTTTCAGGTGTCGCAGTACAAATGGAAGGCTAAGCCCGAAGCCTACGAACTGGCGTTCCAGTCCATGCAACCTGCGATCCGGTACAAGAAAAGCGAGTGCCTTGATCTGCCGCCAGTCATGTTTGAGAACCGCGAAGCCGAGTTGTCTGAAGAACAGAAGCATACCTATAAGGTGATGAAGTCCAAGATCATGTCGGCGCAGATTGACGGGGCGCAGATCACGGCGGTCAATGCTGCTGACCAGATCAACAAGCTGCGGCAAATCCTGTGCGGCGTAGTCAAGAACCCTGAGACAGGCGACTATCTGGAGATCGACCATAGCGCACGCACAAGGCTGCTGCTGGAGATTATCGAGGAGGCCAGCGCCAAGGTGCTGGTAGTCGTGCCGTTCAAGGGGATCATCGAGACGCTGGCAAAGGAAGTAGGCAAACACCACTCGGTTGCCGTGCTGAACGGGGACGTATCGCGTAACGAGCGCACCCGCATCGTCAATGAGTTCAAGACCCAGAAAGACCCGCATGTGCTGCTATGCCACCCCAAGGTTATGGCGCACGGGCTGAATCTGGTCGAGGCAGATACGATGGTGTTCTATGCCCCGATCTACTCCAACGACGAAGCGTTGCAGGTGGTAGAACGATTCAACCGCGCAGGCCAGACCCGCAAGATGACTGTCGTTAAGATCGGCGCTCACCCGCTGGAGTGGGGCATCTACGACACGCTGAACAGCCGCAAGACCGCGCAGGAGACCATTCTTGATCTGTACAAAAAAGAGTTGCAAACTTAACAAGTTTGTGTATAATACGTGTAAGTTTCACCCTTAGCCCACTATTAGGAGAATAATATGAGCATCGATCTTTCCAGCCACACTGTCGATAAGCTGGTGGCGACCTACATTCGGCTGCGCGATCAACGCGCCGAAGCTACCCGTGCCTATGAAGCCGAGGACAAAGAATTTTCTGCTGCCTTGGCCGACTTGTCTGCCGAACTGCTGCGCCGTGCCCAAGAGTCTGGCGTAGAGGGGTTCAAGACCGAACATGGCACCACCTACAAGAAGGTATCCGTCAAGGCGTCTATTGCCGATGACAACATTTTCTATAACTGGCTGCGCGATAACGATGCGGCGGCTGCGTTCCTTGAGCGCCGCGTCAAGTCGTCCTCTGTCGCCAGTTATATGGAAGAACACGAAGCTGCGCCGCCCGGCCTGAACGTGTTTAAAGAACTGACCATGCAGGTCAGGAAGTCTTAACCCCAACTAAGGAGCATATTGTGAGCGCACTTATTCCGTTTGAATCTGCTTCGGTTCCCGCCCACGTCCTCGCGGCGTTCGGTGGCGAGTCGAATATCCCGCAACGCGCATCTATCCCCAGCCTGACGTTCCGTGGCAAGGTGTGGCGCATTAACCTTGAGGGCGAGGAGACGCCCATCACCAAGGAAACCGAGGATGGTGTCGAGCCGGTTAGCACCGTCAGCGTTGTCATCCTGAACTTCAACCGCAACCGCAGCCGCGCGTATTACGAAGGCTCGTTTGAGGAAGGCAAGAGCCAAGCTCCGGCCTGTTGGTCTAGCGATGGCGTAGCCCCCGACAAGGGTGTGTCTGAGCCGTGTGCTGCTACCTGTGCCGCGTGCCCCAACTCCGTCAAGGGTAGTCGCGTAACCGACAACGGCAAGGCCGTCACCGCTTGTTCGCAGTTCCAGCGTCTGGTCGTGGTGCCGTCTACCAGCCTCAACTTTGAGCCGCTGCTGCTCCGTCTGCCGCAGACTTCTCTGTGGGATAAGGACAACGCAGCCAACGAGGCGCAAGGCTGGTACGCATGGAGTCAGTTCGTAGACTTCATCCGCGCACGCGGCGTCACCAACTCGGCTACCATTGCCGTCAAGGTGAAGTTCGACTCCCGCGTAGCCTACCCGAAGCTGTTGTTCAAGGCTGATCGGTATCTGGATGCGGACGAGCTGAACGTCACCCGCGATCTGTGGAAAAGCACGAAGGTGCTGGACTTGATCAATGGCGCGAACTTCGTTGGCCCGACCAGCGACACGCCTGCGATTGCCCAGCCGCAGAAGGGTAAGGTAACGCCCATCAACGCCGCCAAGCAGGCGAGTACTGTGGCGGTGCCGGAAACGTCTGATGAGGATGAAGCTGCCGGTACGTGGGGTGCAGCATCTGCATCTGCCCCCGTTGCTGAGCCGGAGCCCGCCCCTGTGGCAGCCCAAGCAGTTGAGGTTGGTAGCAAGCTCGGTGCCGCCCTGACTAGCTGGGATGACGCATAATTAACCAACAGGGGGCTTCGGCCCCCTACCTACCCTTCGGAGACCATAATGAGTAAAACTGTTGCCCGTCGAGGCCGTCCCCTGTCTCTCTATGATGAGACTACCCAACGCATCAATAACGCTGTTGCCCGCGATCCTGCCCAGCTTGGCCCCCGCCTTGGCCTGTGCGCTCGTCAGTGCGGACTGTCCGCCCGCGAAGTGGCTGGCCTTTTAGATGCTTCCCTTCCAACCGTATACCGCTGGTTCTTTGGCGAAAGCGAGCCGTCCCGTGCCTATCGTGGTCGTGCGCTGCGGATGCTGAAGATCATGGAGTGGGCCGTCAAGACCGGTCGTATCCCGATTCTCGGATATTCGCCGGAAGAAACTGTTTTAAATTATCGAGCCGTTTCAACCGATTACGCAAAAGCCAAAGATGCCCCTGTTGATGTAGGTTGAACTCCGCATTTTGCGGGTGTAATCTAGTTCTTTATCGATAAGGGGGCACTGTGGAAACGCTTGAATTTTTGCGGCGTGTCTGGCCGCAGGAGGGATATTATTGCATAGCTGTCCCACGAACCGGACTCATCAAGGGTGAGCAACGCTCTTGGTTTGACCACCATGTCTATGCAACTATCGAAGCCGCAGCGGCCAAGGCCTTGGAGTTGGATGCCCAAGGGGATGACGTGTACTACGCACTGTCGTCACTCAGTCAGCCAGAGTATTACGAGGAGACCAAGGCAGGCCGTAAGCGCAGGGTGCGTACAAAGCAGAACCTGCACCTGCTGGGCACTTTGTTCTTGGAAGTCGATGTCGGGGAAGGGAAGGACTACGCAACTGCTGAGGAAGCGCTCGATGCAGTAAAGCAGTTCGCCTACCAGATCGGCTGGCCGCTTCCAGAAGTCGTGTCCAGCGGGTACGGCCTCCATCTGTATTGGCGACTTGATCAGCCAATCGCCGCACGTATGCAAGACACCATCGCCGATCTGCTGAAGGTAGCCGCTGATACGGTAGGATTCCATCTGGATCGTCAGGCTTTGGACTGTGCGCGGGTGTTTCGGGTGGTCGGTACGCACAATTATAAGCGTGGCGGCAAAAAACCGGTGGAAATGGTACGCCCATCTAGGACACACTCTCCAAAAGCCCTGTATACGGCCCTCAAATCGTTTTGCGGGGAGCATGTAGCTAACACCCTTAGCCGCGCTGCGATCTCCAGTCCTAGCGCGACTGTGCAAGCCGGTTTTGAGGACAACCTCAAAAAATCACACGCCCCGTTGAATTTCGATGGTTTGCTCCGGTGTAAGCAGATTCGGGAGACTGTCGAGGAGAATGGCAACGTAGAATACGGTCAATGGTGGCACACGATTCAGGTTATCCGACTGTGTGACAACGGGCGGGAACGCGCTCATGAGATTTCGCAGCATGGGGAAAAATACAGCGCCGCCGATCTGGACAAGTACCTTGATAATTTTGAGGTCAACGACATCGGCCCTACCCTGTGTTCCACGTTTGCGGCAAAGAGCCCCGGCAAATGTGACGGCTGCCCATTCCGAGGTGACATCACATCTCCGGCGAAGCTGGGCAGGGTAGCGGTAGAAGCTGCCCCTCCCGTAGTCAAGTTCAACGGCAAGGAACATGTGATCCCCGTAGCGGCAGAACACATTGAGATTCCCAACCCGCCGTTCCCGTATGTACGTCGTGAAGGTGGTGGCATTGTCATCAGATCGTCCAGACAGGATGGCGATGGTGAGGTGGTGCAGGAGGAGGAAGTAATCTTCGACTACGACATCTTTCCGGTCAAGCGTATGCACCATACAGGTCAGCAGGTAGAGACGACCCTGTGGCATATCGAGATTCCAACGGACGGCAAGAAGGAAGTGGAGATCGCGGCTGCCGATCTATACGACAAGCGGGCGTTTTCCAAGGCCATTACGGCTAAGGGGGTTTATCCATCTACGGGTGGTATTGAGGCATTGAGGTCATTTATGGTTGCTTACATCAGGTTGCTGCAACAGCGTGCCAAGGCGGAGCGGAAGTACCACACCCTTGGCTGGCAGGAGGACGGCTCGTTCGTGCTGGGGGATCGCGTGTACGCCAAGGACAGCATCCAGCACTGCGACATAGTAGACACACCCCCCATCGACCAGATCAAGACCAAGGGGCGGATCGAGGCATGGTGCGACGTGCTTGACCTGTACAACCACGATGCGTTTGTGGCACACCAGTTTGCGTTCTTTGCTGGGGCGGGGTCTATATTCACCCCCCTGTCGAACTACGAAGGTGCGTCCATTTGGTTGCACGGGCACTCCGGCGCATCCAAGACTTCTATCCAGTACCTGATCAATTCTGTGTATGGTACGCCCAAGGGCATGATCCTGAGCGGTGATCCGGCCATGTCCACCTACAACGCCAAGATCACCCATATCGCCACTTTGAAGAACCTGCCTACCACGCTGGACGAGGCTACCCGTATGTCACGGGAGGAACTGGAGACGTTCAGCTATACCTTCACCCAAGGGCAGAACAAGGCTCGTCTGAACCCTGACGGCACGATGAAGCAAGACCCGCGCAAATGGAAGGCCATCTGCGTACTGTCGGCGAACGAGGGCGCTTACGACAAGCTGGCTAGTAGCCAAGGCAATAGTAACGCCAAGGCGCTACGTATCATGGAGCTGTACGTTCCCGTGACCCACGTTTATACCAAGCATGACTTCGATGAACGGTATCAGGCGCTGTGGGAAAACTACGGACTGGCAGGCCACCTGATCGTGAACTGGGCGGTCAACCACTACGAAGAATTGCAAGCCATGACGCAGGCGTTCAAGGTGCAGTTTGAGCGTGACGCCGCCATATCGGCAGAGGAGCGGTATTGGTCGCTGCTGGCAGTAGCAGCCATGACAGCCTTCACCATCATGAAACAGCTTGGCCTGCATGGTATGCGTATGGAGCCGATGTACGACTACATCGTATCGCGTGCCGGAGTTAACCGTAGTACGGTGCAGACCAACCAGTTTACGGCGAAGGATATGCTGTCCGAATACATCAACGCGCACACCACGCAGATGCTGGTCACACAGGAGCCGCTGGAGGGCTTCGCAGGCCAAGGGCCGATTGTCAGCGTCATGCCTCGCGGCGAGTTGCAGATGCGGATGGACATGACTACCCAACGGCTTTATATGGCGAAGGCTCCGTTCCGCGACTGGTGTACAAAACGTGGCATGTCGGCTACCAACGCCATCACGGAACTGTTCACTGCGGGGGTCATCACAGACCGCAACACCCGCCGTGCGCTGGGACAGGGTACGCAGTTCGCTACTGGTGCTGTGGCTTGCGTGGAAGTAGACATGACGAAGCTGGTGGAAGGTGCGGTGTCCATCACCAAACTGGTGGAGGAGGCCAAGCATGACAGTCTTCCGGCGCATTAATTTCGGCCCCAGAAAGTGTAGTAGGTGCGGCGAGCGTGCCTACGATGGGGAGTTTCTGGTTTTTAACGGCGGGCTCAATCGTAGATGGGTCTGCCACACATGTGGAGGCAAAAATGCTGGCGAAAATGGAAGTAGAACTTCTGGATGTTATGGGTTCGGACTTGACGGTAGTAAATGCGGCGCGGGTTTCGATGGCTAAGGAATCCGAGTGGGATGAGTATGCCGTAGTCGAGTGCGCGGACTGCTTCGGGGCTGGGTGCCAGCACTGCGGCGGTGATGGCGAGGTGATCATTCGGGAACTGAAGGCTGGAGACAGGAAGCTGATCAGCTACTTGGCTGAGCATAAACACTGGAGCCCGTTTGCCCACCCGCAACTGTCCTTCCGTATCAAAGCCCCTATTGCTATTGCCAGACAGCTCGGCAAGCATCAGGTAGGCCTGACGTGGAATGAGATTAGCCGCAGATACGTGGATAGCCCCCCTGAGTACTACCTGCCGGATATATTCCGGAAGCGGGCGGACAACGTGAAACAGGGTAGCTCGCCTGAGCCTGTCGAACACAACGAAGACCTGAAGCATGAGTTTGCCAACTTCCTGAACATCGTGAATGGCTATTACTTGCAGATGATCGAGGACGGGGTATGCCCAGAGCAGGCCAGATTCATCCTGCCTCAAAACATGATGACCGAGTGGATATGGACGGGATCGTTGTACGCGTTTGCTAGGGTAGTTGCCCTGCGGTTGGATAATCACGCGCAGGCGGAGTGCAGGGAGATTGCAGGTGTGCTGGCAGAGGAATGCGCCAGACACTTCCCTGTATCGTGGGTAGCCATCCAGTCTAACGCCTAACAAAAACCCGGCTTTCGCCGGGTTTTCTACTTCTTCTTACCGCCACCCTTCTTCTTACAAGCCACGGGATCACCCTCCTTTCTGCTGACATTTACGACAAGTCGCCCCTTCGCAGGGACAGTAAGGTTTCCCACATTTCGGGCAGGTAGGTGCGCTCATGCCAACCACCAATAGATCATCCACCAAGCAGTGAACGCCCAGCCAATCCCATTCCATGTGGCTTTAGTGCTAATTTCCGCGCAGATTAGTCCAACCATAGCGTTGTAACCCCTCAAGCATAGCCGGTCCGACCGGATCACCATTTGCCAGTGCGCCAGCACCATACCCAAGCGCACCACCCACACTCGGCGCAACAGCGAGTCCAGCCGCGCCAAGCCCCATACCCAACCGCGCAGCCTTGGCTGCCTGTGCAGCACGCCATTGACCAGCCGCCTGACCGGCAGGAGATGCTACAGGCTTAGGGGCAGCAGTCGCTGCGGGTGTGTGGCTCTGGAAGCCAGCGCGTTCCAGTTCGGCAATAGCCGGGTTCTTAACGGGGTCCATCAGGCGGTGCGTGGCACCCTGATTTTGCAGCACATCAATACCTTGCGGGGGGATCATTCCGGCCATGTTACTTCTCCTTTTGGTTCACCGCATCTACCAGCCCATTGTGGCGGGTAGCGCATAGATTATACTCAGAAGCCCAGCGCAGCAGAGTAGAAACAAGCATAGTGCCAGTAGTTCCTTCATGCTCACTTAGCGGGTCGCACTTCGTCAGCAGGTTTTGCTGGATCGGCGGCACCACCTCTGGCTGCTTTGTTAATAAGCTGCACCCCGGAAGCATCAAGGCAATGCTGAGAATAAACGGGACGGTCAATAATCTTGAGCTTTTCACGTTCGATTGTACGTTCATTTGCACGCAACTCCTTCAGTCGTTCCTCGACTACCGCTGCTACGCGGCCTTCTTCCGCCCGCACGGCGTTAATCATTTCAACCCGTGCTTCCTGCGCTGCCAGCTCGGCCTCTGCTACAAACGCGCCTTTGGTACGCCAGCCGAGGCTGAAACACACGACAGCGAATGCGATGACGGCCAATAGCCTGATAACCAGCGGGTTCATTGTTCGTCCTTCTTCGGAGCCTTGTACTCTACGATGCGCTTGCTGACTTCGTAGCCACCTACTGACACCAAGAATACACCAAGCAGTTCCGCACCGATAGTGTCGGCCTGACGCCAGACGACGTAGGTTGCCAGAGCGAATGCAATGTTGGTCCACACCTTCGACATGCTTGGCCGTCCACGGCTATAGAATAGAAACTTCATAGAGAACCCCCTTCGGTTAGTCCCGTTCATCTTCATCCTGCCACGGCTCAACATCGTCTGAAATAATCACCAGACCCCAGATGATAAACATGACGCACACACATGCGCCTATAAGCAACCAGTCGTTCATGGTAAAAAGAACCTCCGTCCAGAGCCGGGTTTGCGGCTTGACCAGTGCGACCAGCGCGGCGTAGCCGACTTGTGTTCAAACCACAGCCCGCTGCTGTTCAACATTGCGTAATTACGATACAGCCACTCGTCGATCTTGTTGTCAGGGTCGTAGATGTCCACAGCCATGCCTTGCTTGTGGGCGCTGTTTGGTGCGCCAATGGGGCAGTTCTGCGGGCGGAAGCCGCCAAGGGTTTCACCACCTACGATAGAGCCGGTGATCGGGTTGATCTTAAACTCTACGCCGTCAGCTACCATCACTTCGATCAGCGCGTTACATGTAGCGACAAGCTGCTCGATGTTGTTCTCTTGGGCAGGCGTGACATGCCCTGCCCACTTACCGATGACCTGTTCTTTAGTCAGGAACATGTTTCTACAACGACGGTACGTATACCGCGCGAGTTGCTTGGGAGCCGGTGAATTCGCCAGCGTTGTTTTCCCAGTTTGTGTCGGACGCCTCAAGAATGACAATGGCTGCGTCTGCTTTGACTTGGCTGGAACATGCGATTACGTCGGTGACGACACTGATAGGGTCGCCGAGCTTGTTGTGCAACGTGGTAGTTACGTAGAGCTTGCCCATGTCATTTCTCCAGATGTTGAAGTGCTGTGGCTATGCTGCTGTCTTCCCAATCATTGATACGCGGTTCTTCGTCGGGGTCGGGGCGATCACACTTACAGATTTCACCGTTTTCCGGCATGTATGCTGTCTTGCACAGGGGGCATTTCACAATCTTGCTCAAGACAGATTCGCGTGTCATTTCCCTGCTCCGGCGATCCATGCTGCCAGCTTCACCTGAACCCCGACTATGATTAAGCCGAGGATTAGAACCATCGAGAACCAGATGCCTTTGCGGATGGCTTCTTCACGGATACCTTGCCAGAACTTGGCCTCGGACTCGGCAGCCTTGATCTTGGCTTCGTGATACCGGCGATGGCCGGACACATCCACCTCGCCATCTACAATAGGGAACGCAGTGTTCAGGTGGCTCACCTGCTTGATGATGGTGTCAAGCTGCTGCTCGATGTGGCTGAACTGTCTTCGTTCTGGGCCTGAGTAGTCAGGGTTTTCCATCGACATGTTGCGTCCTTTCGGTTCTTGATTTTATTGGATTGTACCAAAATCAACAGCAAAACTATGCTACTTTTGTACAGTACAACTCAGAACCGGATCGTAATGACACCGCGCTTCCTGATGTAGTACTACTTTTGGCACGAAGTTGGAAATCACCTGCGGTGCTACTGGTTATAATCCGCGCTCTGTACCAGATTCCATAATCAGTGTTGTATGTAGCTGCCGCCGTACAAAAATGCGCAGTTTCTGTAGCCAACTCAAAAACGGTAGTGCTACCTCCAGTCCCGTTATAGTGAACTATCTGCTCAGACTTATACGTAGCCCCGCTCGGCAAAGTACAAGATACAGCAATCTGATATCCTCCAGATATGTTATCCTGCCACGTCAAAAACCCCTCAATCAGATACGTAGAATTTGCATCTAGCGCGATGGTGGGCATATTGGTGACGGACATGAACGAAGTCGTGTTAATCGTCTGTCCTGCGGACATAGACACTCGCGTAGTGCCACCGCCACTTCCACCGCCTGTTGCCTCTACCACGATGTACACGTTCAGATCAGCAGCACCTACACCAGCGCTGGTCACGTCGATGGTCAGGTAGTCGCTGGGTGTGAGTGCACTGGTAATACTGACAAGGCTGGACAGGTGGCTGCTGGCTGCGATGGTCGGGTACGTGCCGCTGAAGATGCTGGTGCCGTTCTTCTTCACGTCGATGACCACAGAACCGCTAGAGCTTGTCGTGCCCAGCGAGATGTACACGCCCGTGATGTTAGTGCTGGTCGGGTGGTAATAGCGATACGTGCCGGTAGACGTAGTGACGGGGCCAGCGAAGCTGGACATGATCGGGTCTGACCCACCGTTGTAAGTGACAGGGATGGAGTCGCCAGACGGTAACTGCTGCACCTGCCCGCCGATGATTACCAGTGGTTTCTGAACGGCCATTAGCCCCACCTCTGCGTCATGACTACGACTGTCGTACCGCCGCCGCTTTCGATAAGCTCAACCAGTCCCTGCTGCGGATCGTAGTAATAGTCACGGTCAGCGTAGTTGATGTCTTCGATCACAGGTACTTCGGTGTATGTAGCTACGTTTTGTCCTGACAACTCTACGGCACGAATACCGGGGACTACGTGGGTAGAACGGTATCTGAAGTTGCCGTCCTCGTAGACCGTAGCCCCGAACAACTGGTGCGTGCCTTCGTATGCCTGTACCGTGACCCGCAAAGCCTCACACCAGTTGGATTCTTCATACGTAACGAGCACGTCGAACCACTGCGGGAACGTACGGAACGCCGTACTTCCCACGCTAACAGTGAACAGGTTTTGCGGTAGATACCTCATACCGCGATATTTGCTACCGCCCTGACCTGTCCAGCAGCCGTGATCTTGATGTTGGTACTGGTCTCACCACCGCTGCTGGTCGTGATGGTCTTAGTCGTAGTGTCGTCCGAGAACGTACAGTTGGGCGAGTCGAACACCACCTGAACATCAGTAGCAATGCGCGAACCAGACGCATTGTACGCCGACAGGTTGAACGATGAATTGATGACCGTCCCGCTGTAGTTATAACTGCTGGATGCGAACGTCAGAGTGATCGTGGTAGCTACAGTCGGACTATACAAGCGAATCCCTGCCCCTATACCTCCTGCATCCATCACCCAAATCCGCCCCTCCATATCAACGCCGAAGGCTCCAGTGGTACTCGCCGTAGATACAGACGAACTTGCGATATTATAGGGGATTGTCACTCCCTCGGAGTATCCATTAGTGTCGTCGAAAGTGTATAGCGTCGCTCCGCTAAACGTCATAACAGCGAGGGTTGTCCAGTCATCTTTGATCGGGAATACATTACGTATATGCCCGTGGGCTGTGCCTATGGCAATAGTTTCTTTGTAAACCAATGTAGTGGGGGTGCCTACCGTAATCTTAAATCCGTACATCTTCAGATTAGAAGTGGTTTCGGTGGTGGTGCTTCCTGTCTCATATAAAGCAAAGTACACGTAGTCGTCAGTGGTAGTATGTACGATCCACGTTCTCAAAGTGTGAGCAAAACTTGATTTTGCTGCTGCCGAAAATACAGCATCTGAATCCAACCCCCAGTCTATGGTGCAATTACCAATAGATTGCGTTAGTCCACTCTCGCTGTATTGCTGGTATTTAACCGTATAGTAAGGAGCTGTTCCATTAGCCGTGGCAATGTATGAATACTTGCTATCAGAGGTATGTGCGTAACTGTGACTCGGAAACAGTTTCGGGAAAGTCGAGCTTATCCCGGTAGACGCATTTATAACCGTGGTCGTAAGCCCAGATTTAGCCACCGCTAGAATACCAATCCTAGAGGCGTCCCCGCTAACTAGCCTACCAACCCCAATAAACCAGTATGTTGCATTCTCTGAAAGTAGCGTCGAGCGATACACATATCCAGTACTATCAGAATAAATAGACGTACCGGCCCCCGGAGTGGCGGGCCATTTCCACATTGAATTTGCCACGGGTACGTTAGTACTACCCGAGTTCATTAACCCTAACATGAATGATTGGCTAGCATCCCAACCCACGGGAACAAAACCAAAGAATACTGAGGTACCAAGATTGTATCTCGCTGTGTATCTACCAGTAAGATCAGTCTGTATATAGTAGGTGTTGTTATTACTGGTATTCCACCCATCGGGAGCGCCAGACATAAAATACTTGCTTGTTGAAGACTCTATAAACGAATGGTTAGCCACAAGACCACCGGGGTCAGCTAGCGTTGAATCATACCAAGACTGAAAATCGGCAGCCGTGTTAATGGGGAGGCAGCAGAATCTGGCGGGTCGTAAAGCTGCGTGCGCGTAGGCTTGCGACGCTCCACAGGTAACCCCGAAAACTGGGGTTAGCGTATCTTTTGTGTATGCCTGCGTTCCGAGGTAGATATACGAATCGTCCTCGACCATGTTAATGATCCCCAACGGAGCATTTTGCGTGGTAATCAGTGCCATATCAAGCCTCTACTTTTTCCCAAGTGATTGGGGTGTCATTCACCAGCCGCCAATAGGTATTATCTCTGTGCTGAAAACAGAGATTGCCGACTTCTTCCGGCAGCACACAGGTAATGCGCGCACGCTCGTTTTCAGTCGGCAACTCCCAAGATACAAATCCTTCAGGCATGATTACGACAGCAGTACGCCGTTGTGGTCTAGTGTGATTTCCAGTTCGGTAGTGCTGATAGCAATACCGATCTTGACCACGTAGTTGCCGGAACCTGTCGGAGCGGTGGTAGTCAGCAGACCAGCCGATGTGGACAGATAGTACAGTGAACCGGCAGTCAGCGTGGTGGAGCCAGCAACATCGGTCCAGTCGGCAGAAGCCAGGATACCGTCAGTCTGAATAAAGCCGGAGCCAGCAGCGGCGATGGAAGCGTCCTTCACCAGACCCAGCACTTGGCGAGTACCGGCAGCGCCAGCAGAAGCCTTGTTCACGGAACCAGCAGCAGACACGTACACCGGCATACCGATGGTGATTGCGCCAGCGTTGGCGTTGGTCATCGCTACGACATCAACTTCGCTGGAAGCTGCTGACAGGGTATCCCCAGACGGGATTTGCTGAACCTGACCATTGATGATTACGAGGGGTTTCTGGACTGCCATGATAAGTCTCCTTTAGACCAAGAGGATTGGTTCCTCAATGTTGACGTTAAGTGTATCAGATTTGACTGCCATGCCAACCCTAGTTACATACCCAGTGCTGGGGGCGGTCAGCGTAATGGCCCCAGAACCAACAAAATAAGGCGAACCCGCCGTAAGTCCGGCAAGCGTTAAACTACCGCTAGTTACTACCTTCGCAGTGAACGTAGCAAGAACTGTATCGCGGATAAGGCCGACGATCTGCGGATCGGTGTAGGACGCTGCGTAGACCTTGTTGGCAGATACCTTCACAGGTGTGCCCGGCGTCAGGTCTTCACCTGCCTCAAGTTCCAGCAACGCACCGCCGCCCCCACCGCCGCCAGAGAACTCGATCCACGTAACCAAGTCGTTATCCAGCACCCACAGCGTACCCGTATCGCGGGTGTATACGGCCATGCCAGCAACGCGGCGTTCAGTGGTGATCGCATCGCGTGCGGTGTTATCCGCGACTTCGTGCCATCCACCTTTGCCATATACGCTTGAATGCGTGGCGTAGGTGTCGGACGGAGCCGTGGTTGCGATGTAGTCGGTGACTGGAATCGGCATCAGCTAACAGCGATGTTAATCGCACCTCCGAGGATGTTGGTCGTGCGGTGGACGTAATAGTTGGTCGTCTGGCCGAACGTGTTGGTAATCGCAAGAGTGTACGCAGCTTGCATGGCTACGTCTAGGTTGGTAGCCGTGTCCTTGAACGTGGACTTCAACCCCCATGCAGTCGGGTAGGCAATCCACTTGTAGCCGCCGCCCAAGAACGCGAACGTGCCGGTAAAGTTGGTCGCCAGCCCGGTGACGCGCAGGGCTTCTACGTCGGCTTCGACAAGGGCGGCTGTGGTGCTTTCTCCGTAGAACCGTCGCCACTGCCAACTGACGCTGAAGTCTCTGGTGAAGGTGGCTGCGTTGGTGTTGGTTCCGGTAATGCGCCATGTGTGGCTGGTTGCTGACGTTTTCGTAATTGCTCCAATACCCAAGGCTTCTGACCCATCATTAGCACCTCCTGTGAGCAGGTTAGTACTGGCAGTGATGTCATCGATCTTGATCGTATTGGCTTGGACGTTGCTGCTGTTGCTGGTTGCCCAAGTGAAAGTCTTTGTGCCAGCCGCGATGGTATCTCCTACCTCAAGCGGGCTAGTCTGGCTAAAGCTGAACGAAGAAAAAGCTGGGGCTTGGTACGGGTAGAACAGTGTGTCCAGCGCGTCCTGCACTGTCCCTGAGAACGTATGCCCCGCCGATACGCCCCCAATCGTTGTAGGCACAGGCGTGAGCCTGTTGTAATCTGCGTCACCATACCCAGCGGGGCCAGCCTGCCCCATCGTAACAACGTGGATATGGGTTTCTTCGGAGCTGACATGCGACTCCGTATCTACGACAACTACATCGGTAGATTCATGGGTAAAGGAAACGACGGACTCGTCCGGTAGAACGACTACGTTCTTGTCCGGAACTACGACGCTTACGGTATCTTTCTGTTCACCCATATCTCGTTCGACTCTGAAAAGGTTACAACGTCAGCCGTGTCGGCACGGACAAACAGTTGCCGGAAGAACCGCGATACGACCTCGACAATATCGAACAGCCACGATTCGATACTGAAGCTGTTGGTGTCAAAGCTGTTGTCATCAAACGCCACGCCACTTGTCCAGACTGGTGCCGGTGCCTGTTACAGTCGCGCCGTTCATCTTCTTGGTGTCTGCATGGATCGGCGTTGCCTGCGCTGCCGCAATCACGGCTGCTGCAATGTCTGCGATCTGTGCCGGTGTAAGTTCCTGTTGTACGATCATATCGACCCCCAGATACTGCCTAGTGTTGAAGAACGTAACCCCTATTGTAAACGGAACCGCGTCACTTTCGGTAAGCGCGGGTGCAAGTATGATACTAGTGGCATCGAACGCCGTCAGCGTGATGGAAGTCGGGTCTGCGAGCGAACCTAGCGTGTTGGCTGCATTGAACGCAGTGAAGTTGAGCGTCGCAGAGTCAGCGTTACTGATGTAGGCAACAATGCCGGTAGCATCGGAGAACGTCAGGCTGTACGAAGTCGGTGCGAAGCTGCCCACGATTGTAGCGGTGGCTGCGATGCCAGTGATCGACAGGGACGTGCTGTTTGCTACCGAGATAACCACCAGACCGCTAGTAGCATCGAACGCAGTGATCGACAGGCTGGATGCACCGGCTACGCTGGTGATGGCGTCCGCAGCGGCAAACGCTACAATCCCTTCGGATGTCGGAGTGGCGTTGCTGGTGATCGTGTCGGTTGCAGCAGACGCAGTGATCGACAGGCTGGTGGTAGCCCCTGCGCTGGTAATCGTGCCCGTAGCGGCGAACGCTACAAGCCCCTCAGTCGTAGGCCCGGCAGCGCTGACAATCGCGTCTGTGGCGTTAGCTGCTGTTACCGACAGGCTTGTAGTAGATAGACTGCTTACAATCGCTGCGGTGGCCGCCTGCGCGGTGATCGACAGGCTTGTGGGGTTCGCATCAGATTCAGTATTGACCGCGCCACCAGTGATCGTGTCAGTCGCGTCAAACGCTGTGATCGCTAGGCTGGTGGGTGCGGATACAGACGTGATGGCGTCCGTCGCCGTCGATGCAGTAATCGCTAGGCTGGTGGTGCCCGCTGCCGATACCAGAGCATCTGTTGCAGTAGACGCGGTGATCGCTAGGCTGGTTGCAGCAGATACGGACGTGATGGCGTCCGTAGCCGTAGACGCCGTAATCGATACGCTAGTCGGGTTTGCCGACGATATAGCCACCAACCCACTGGTGGCGTCAAACGCCGTGATTGTGAGGCTGGTGGTATTGAGCGCCGATACAACGCTGGCCGTCGCCGTCGAGGCTGTCAGCGTGACGCTGGCAGGGTCTGCGCTGGATGTGATGTTCCCAGACGCAGCCGAAGTTTCGACTACTTCGGTGTCAAACCAAGCCTCTGGTTGGATTTCTGCATCGAACCACGCATCTGGCCGGAGTTCTCCATCCCACCAACCTAACTTAGCCATGCGTTACCCCGGAGGCGAAAAAGTTACACCGTCATACGTCCAGCCGATATTTTCCTCGCCAGTCTGCTCGATGATTTCGTGTTCTGGGTAAATCTCGACTAAATCCTCGATGCCATCTACCGCAACGCAATGCTCGACAATGCCGCCTTTAACCAGAACGAAAATCATCTTATTTCTCCATAACGACAACTTCGCCGTTAAAGAACGTGGCCGTTGTCGCGCTTGCAAGAACACAATGCAGCATACAGGTGCCGTTATACAGCCGGATGCCGGGAGCGCCGATAATCTTCTGTGCCGATACGTTAGCGATGGTGGTGCCAATCTTGGCGACATCTCGGCAGATCATCAGGCTGACTGCGCCGCCACCTAGCGAGGTTCCGAGCGTGATCGACTGAACGGATCGCACGCCTTTGTCACCGGCCTGCAAGCTAAACCAGACAATCGTGCCGATAACCGGGGTTGCCGGAATCTGTGATCCTGCGATAGCCTTCAGCGTTGCCGTGCGGCCAGAAGTCCCATCGCTGTTTGTGTAGCTGACCGTGGTGTTGGCGATGGCCGAAGCGTTGGTATTGGCCGTAGTGGTCAGCAGCGCGATCAGACACCCTTCGCCGTTGGTTGTGCCGTTAATATCACGCGCAGGTAGGGTCGGCGTGGTGATCGCTTGCGCGGTAGTTGTAGTTACGGCAATCCCGCTGTTCACCCACAAGCAGTCGAAGAACAGGTGTGAGTGGTTGGTCGATGAAGCCATCTGAATTTCGGTCAAGTAGTTCGCGCCGGTTGCCGGGTTTTTGATCGGCACGCAACCGTTGTCCGATGCTGTAGTTCCGTCAGTGGCACGCCCATTGATGCCCGGAGTACCGGGTGCCCATGCGCCGGGGAAGCCTGCATCCTTACTAGTGCAGTACCAGCACCCGGCAACGTCTGCCGCTGTGCCGCTCTTCATGAACGGGAAGGCGTTTCCTGTATAGGCACCAAGGCCCATTGCAGGATATTCTGCCCCCTGCTGATCGCGGTGTACCCACGACCCGTCCTCCCGATACCCCATGTTTTCGCCGGGAAGCAGCGTGAACTCGATAACCTCCACCGAGTTTGTGCCATCGTAATGCTGCACCGCGACTGTACAGGACGTTCCGGCGCTGGCATTGGTAATGTACAAGCCCTTCAGGTTGCGCGTAGTGCTTGCTGCCGGAGAAGCTACAACGGTCGTAGTGGTGGCGGTAGTGATCTTGGTATTCGTGCGCCCCGGCGTTACCGTGGTGCCGTTCAAGTCAACATAAGACGCGTGAACGTCGATGGAGTTGGCGGCGGCGCTGGTAACAACCCGGACTAGATCGGAAGTGCTATTAAGCAGCAGCATGAGGTGCCCCTATTACGCAATCGTCAAAATGGTGCCCGGATCGGTGTTGTTGAACTTGACTTGGAACGAGTCGCCAGAGTTCAGCGTAACCGCAGTGCCGTGATCCCACCAAGCAATCAGTGCATCGACGGGGGATGTGGCAGTGTCGTTGTACAGGACGTAGTAGCGGAAGGTGCCCATTGCGCCGCCAGAAGCGGTGAAGGTCACGGACGTGCCACTGATCGTCGTAGTGCCGGTAGATTCACTGATCGTGATGGTGGTTGCAGTACCGCCAGTCGGGTAGCCGTTCGTACCGCTGATCTGCGTAATGTCAGTCAGGATGGTATTGGTTGCTACCGGTGCAGTGTTGGTGAGAGCGACTTTGAACGTATGCGCGTCCCAGTCGTGGACTCCGCGAGAAAGCTGCTCGGAGAAGTCTTGGAATTTCGTTACAGTTGCCATGTCGGCCTCCTTTAGTTCGTAACTTCAAGCTCAACGGTAACTTTGCCTTGGAGCAAATCAGTTACGACTCCAGTGCCTGATACCATTTCAAGATCATACACCCCTTTGGTCCACGTAAACGCAGCGGTATCATCGGCGGCGATCTGCACGGTGATGGTCTTGCCTACGTTGTCCAACGTGATCGTAATCACATCTGCGGGGGTGTCTGCTACTTCGGTCGAGGCCAGCACTGTTCCGCCAACCTTGTCCTTGATCTTCATGCGTCCGGTATATCCGGACAGATCGACGGGGGTAAGCAGTTGCAAGTACCCGCCGCTAGTGTAGTTACCGTAATCGGTGCTGTTCACTTCGTTCAGCTCTACGGAATTAGCGTCAATAACCGTGGCGCGAACGTAGTCAGAATCAATCGGAGGGGCTTTCTTGGCGTTGATCTGCGTCATGCCCTTCACGGACACTACTGCAACGCGCCAGCCATCAGGGATCGAATGTCCGGTAGCTGTAACGACCGCAGGCGCACCTCTGGTGATGCCGGTGATGGCCTTGTACAAGTACGGCGGAGATTCCCAACGCAGCACCCGTGTGAAGGTGCTGCCTTGCTTGATTGTCAGGTCTTGTTTAGCTGCCATGCCCTGCTCCTTGCGGTTTCTAGTAGTGTAGCCTGCCTATGGGGCCACGTCAAAAGTTAAGGTTTTCATAGGCATAGGCGGCGTCACGGCGGCTCATACCCAACATGCCGGTATCCGTAGTCAGCCCGATCTGGCGTTCCAATGCGCGGCGGCGAAGCCCCTCTGCAATACCGGTAATCGGGTGTTCCGCGTGCTTGGCATTGTACTCCTCCATACGCTTCTGCCAGTACTGACGATTCTCGTCATTCTTGCTCTCGATTGCGTAATACAGGTTGTCACGAATGCGCTCGCGCTTCATGTTGATGACGGCTTCGCGGGTACGCATGTACCGCCCCTTTTCTTCCGCCGTGGCCTTCTCGGACGGCTTGAAGCCCATCGCAGTCAGGGCGACCATGTAGGGGGAGGTCTCTACCGGAATCTTGTTTCCGGCAGCGTTGATGTACCCCTCGTTATACACCATGCGCGTAGCGCGGAACATGTCCCGCACAAATGTCGGCATACCTTCAATGCCGCCATCGATAGTGGTGAGCGGCGTCGGGGCCCCGATCAATGTATTCTTTGTCACGCTGGCTCCGGCCATAGCCATCTGATAGAGCCCGATAACCATGTTGAACGCGGGAGATGCCTGCGACCAGCCAGCAGAGTCTTTCAGCTTGTCCTCAAATGTCCGCTGATCCGCGAAGAACCGGCTGCCGGGAATAATGTCTGCCTGCCCTGCACGGGTGGATAGATCGACGCCCAGCGCATTGGGAATACCCTTGGTCAGCAGTTCGCCGCCCTTATCGCCCAGCATTGCTGCGGCGTACTGGCGCATGGCAAGACGTACATCCCAAGGATCATCGTCCTTATCTCCGGCGATAGCAGCGACCATGTTGATCGCAGCGGCAATAGCCGTAATGAACGGCAGCCCCAAGGCCCCGGCGTAAACCATCGTCATACCAAGTAGCCCGACCAGTGCGGTCTTGGCCTCAGCGGCCATAAGTTTGGCCTCTGCAACGGCCTTCTTGGCCTTTTCGATCTCGTTAACCGTAGCCGTATAGCGCGTATTCTCGCGCAGCCGGGCCTCAGCGTCCTTCAGTTCTGCCGTAAGCTGAATACGCACGGCCTTGCGATCCTTGCCTGTAGCCTCCTTGATCTTCTGCTCCAGATCGGCAATCAGCTTCTCGGTAGCGGCCTTGTCCAGCGACTTGATCTCGGAAGGGAACGCTGCTTCGCGGGCCTCGGCATCAGCCAGTTCGGCCTGTGCCTGTCGGAGTTGATACCCGACAGCCTCGGAGATAGTACGGATGTGCAGCTCCAGCAACTGCGCGTTGAACTGCTGAAACGTAGCGACCAAGGGGGTGACCTTGCCGAGGAACCCATGCTTGCCCAACGCGCGGGCCACGTTAATGGCCGTGTAGCTGAACTGCGTATCACGAACTGCCTTCAGCGCGAAATCTGCTGCGGCTTCCGCAGTGGGCAGGGCACGGGCGTGTTTGGATCGTGCCAGTCGATAAGCAGCCAACCCGACAACCAGCCGGTTAGCTACTTCGGCGTAGTGGTTGGTCAGGCCAGCAGTCTTGGACAGCCGCGAGGTAGTATCGCTCTGTTCGGCTTCCAGTCGGGTAATTTCACGGGTGATACCGAAGTTCACTTCCCCGGAGTCCAGTGCCTGCTGGATAAACGCCCGTTCATCAGCGGTCAGGTTGGTGAAGTGTTCGTCCGCAATCAGCGTAGCGTTCAGGAACTTGTCCAGATACGCCTTGCCCCCTTCAGCAGATGCGGCCTGTTGCTTGGTGGCCTCAAACAGCGCTGCCAAGCCGGTCTTAACATCGCCGTAAGCCTTGTACATCTCAGCCGTAGCCATACGATACCCGAACCGCCCGCCAAGGATAGGCAGCGAGATTTGGGTCGGTTGCAGCAGGTTAAGTATCAGGTATGCAGGGCTCAGAGCCAGATAGGTGGTGTACGCCCCAGACCGCAGCAGATCGATCAGCGGGGTTTCAATCGGGTCCATCGCATTGGCATGGCGCAGCCGCAGCTCATCGTACACGCGCTTCGCGTCTACGGCACTGGCCGAGTGGTTGGCCTCCATCGTACGAACAGACTGGTTCATGCTGTTGAACGACTCGTTGATCAGCGGCAGGTACAAGTGGTTGGCGAAGTACCGGTGCGAATTCACTGCACGATCTGCATAGCTACGGATCATCTCATCCAGCTTGAAGCCGGGAACAGCCTCGCGGCGGGTTAGCGCCTTACGGACAGACCCTTCAGGGAGCATAGCCAACCAGCTATTACGGGCAGCAGCCTTCATCGAGTTCTTCTGCTTGTCCGTGACATTCAGCCGGTCGATCTCACCCAGCATACGGTTCAGGAATTCCGGCGTAACGGCATTAGCCTGCACGGAGGACTCGTCGCTAAGTTGCCCCCACCCATAGGCCTTCAGTTCACCACTGGCTACTTCCTTCTCCAGCTCAGCGCCACGGGCCTGCATCTCGCGCTGTGTTGCAAACCGCTCAAACCAGCGTACGCCATCATTGTCTTCGTAGGATACGAAATAATCGCCGAAGCGGCCTACGTGGAAGTACGGGGAGCGCTCAGCCATCCGCACGATCTTCTGCATCACGCGCATTTCCTTGACCACTTCCATACGGCGGGCCGGGTTCTCCATCTTGGCTACGACTTCAGCAGCCTTGTCTTCCACCAGCTTACGGGCAGCATCCATCTTCTCCGCCTCACTCTTGGTGTCGGCAGCGTTGGTCAGCACGTCAGCAATCGACTGTGCGAAGTTAATGCGGTCTTGCGCGGACTTGAACACAATATCCTGCCCTGCGGACGTTACCAGATC